CGCTTTGTAAGAGCGCATCCCGCCGTAAAAATCATCCTCAGCGGCGTAAAGTCGCGTGAAGAACTCAACGAAAATTTGAGAGGATTTGCGGAGACCAGTACCGAGCCTGACGAAGAACGCCTTATCCGCGTCGGCAATCATGTCCGCGAGCTTCGCGGTTTTTGCACTGGATGCAATTATTGCGCGGGCTGTCCAGCGAAAATACCTGTTTCTGAAATCATGAAGAAGCGCAACGCGCTGCTCTTTCCCCCCACCGAGGCGTACAACCGAAGCGAACCTGAGCTTGTGCGGAATATCAAGCTCTTTTACTCACACGTCAGCGCAAATGAATGGTTCCCGGACAGCGATGAGAACCCTTGCACGAGGTGCGGACAGTGCGAAGCCAAGTGTACGCAAAAACTGAAGATAATTGGCGGAATAGCCGATATGTACAACAGGGCGGGTAGTGTGGGCTTCACGCTGGAAGCACGCAGGAAACGCCTTGGCGAACTGCTTGCCGACAAGGGATTCTCAAAAGTTGGAATTTATCCCAACGGCGGTTTTGCTAATTTAATCGTGGAAATGTATGGCAAATATTTCGGAAAGACAGATTTTGAATGGTTACAGTTTAATAGTGACAAAAAGATGTGGGGCGAGATGTCGGGGGGGCTGCCGGTATATTCGCCAGATGAGATAACGGCTTTGAGGCCGGATATAATAATAGTCAGTACGTACAAATACGACAATGAGATTTATGAGGGCTTAAAACATTATGAGAACGATGGCATCCATGTTGTCAAGCTGCATCGGGAAACTGATGTGCCTTGGGTATTCTAAGGGATAAAAGGATGCTGTACGGATTGATTATTGATTTTGGTCAGACCTTTTGTAATTATGGAGACTTGATTCAAAGCGTTGCTATTGAACGCATATATCAAAAAATGAATATTCCGCCGGAACAAATCGTGCGACTCACAAAAAAGGATTTGTCTTCTTACGATGGCGAACCGATATTGCTTCCGTTCAGCTACACAATATATTACCTTATCAATTTTGAAACGGGTGAATTGGCGTTATCAGACAGGATTATTCCTATTTTTCTGGGTGTCAGCATTGAATCAATTATGATTTATAACTGTATTTTACCAGAGGATTTCGCGGCGACTGGATCGAAATGGATGGGTATTTTCAGAAAGAATGCGCCCGTCGGTTGCCGCGACCATTTCACATTGCGATTTATGAAAGAACATGGTATCGCCGCGTATCTCCAGGGTTGCATAACGAATACGCTCCCGCGAAGGGAGAAAGGCGACTACAATAAAACACTGCTCATTGACTGCCCTCAGAGTATATTGCCACATATACCGCCGGAATTACTCACGAATGCGGAAGTTATGAGCAATGTAGCGCCTATGGGAAGTTGTTCCGTTGAAGATAACTACCAGCGTGTCATGGCTCGTTACGAATACTACAAGAATAATGCAGCGTTTGTTGTAACATCGCGTTACCATGTTGCTCTCCCCTGTAACGCGATGGGGATACCCTCTGTCATCGTCAAACCGCAGGTTAGTAAATATTCCGAGGATGTACGCTGGGATGCCCTGCCCCCGCAGGTTCAGATGTGCGCGTCTGAGAGAGATTACTGGAATGTGAGATGGCATTCTGAGTATGAGGATTTTCCTGAGTTTAAGGAAACAATACTCAAAATAGCGTCGGCGCGGATTATGGAGGCATTTATCCGGCATGACGCGGAAAAAACAGTGAGCGTTTTTTTTGCGCCCCAGTTTGACGTGTACAATAAAACAAGAGAGCAGCATGAAAGCTATGCAGACCTTTTACGTGCGTATCTACAGCGCCATCACGCACAGGGGCAAGGGAGATTTTATATATGGGGTGCGATGGATATTTTTTGCCGCAGAGACCGAGTAGAACTTTCCGAGATAATATTTGAAATAAATCCTGACCTGGAGTTTGCGGGATGGATTGATTCATTCAGGACAGGAACACTGGCAAATAAAAAAATTGAAAAAATAAGCGACGTAATTTTAGGAAAAGATGATTTTATCGTTGTCGCGGCGGAAAGCGCGACACATTACGCATCTTCGTACTTTGCCGGGATGGGCTTAAATGAACGTAATTATCTGCTTTTGGGCAATAGAACACTGGTATTGGATATTGAAAAATGAAAGCCAAAAATGTGCAGATGAACGCTACGGACAAGGTGCCTCTCCATAAACATGTACCACTTAGTACGCCTTTTGTGTTAGCGATTGAACCATCTGGCCTGTGTAATTTAAAATGCGGCTTTTGTGTGCATTCCCTCCCGATTGAATCTGGGAATGGCGCGCGTGGACATACAAAAATTTTAATGAGTGAAACTATTTTTGAAAAAATCATACTGGATTTGAAAGCATTTGATAAGCCATTGAAATTGATCTATTTCAGTCAAATAGGTGAACCGCTTTTGAATGCCAGATTGCCGGATATGATAAGGCGGTTTTATACGGAAAAGCTGGCAGATAGAACAGCCATTTTTACTAACGCGATACCATTGACGGAAGAAAAATCGCTCGCTATGGTTGACGCGGGTCTATCAAGTATAAAAATATCGGTAAATGGGCTGTCATCTGAAGATTATTCCAAAAATTGCGGAACACCTATTGACTTTAACAGACTTGTTAGACAGATAACATATTTGTATAATAACCGCAAAAATCTGGTCATTCAAATAAAAATACTTGATAAACTTTTGAATCATGGGGATGAAAAGCGATTTTACAATATTTTTGGGAACATTTGTGACCAAATCAATGTTGAAAAATTATTTCCAATATTTGATGGTGTTGACTACGACAACTTGTATTTCCACGGAGAGACAAAGCCCGTAAGTCGTTTTGAATCCGCGCGAAATGATGTAAAGATCTGCGCGCTGCCGTTTTACAGGATGGCGGTCGCGGCTGATGGTATGGTAAGCCTTTGTTATTCCGAATTAGTTGATCGGAATATCATAGACTGTTCCTTAAAGGAAATCTGGAACGGCGAAAAACGAAAAAGCCTCTTGATAAATCTTTTGCAACAAAAATACGAAGGAATATCAAAGATGTGTGATGTGTGCACTTGCGGTCACGAGCAAGCTAGTGAACAAGATGACTTGTATCCTCACAGAAATAAAATATTGAGTAGATTGCGGTAAGGGGATAGGAATATGGGAAAACAGCGGGTTGTTTTCTGGACTTGTGCGTATAACGCGGAGAAGACAATCTGCCGTGCCATGGAGAGCGTACTGAATCAAACTTGCGCGGATTTTACATATTATTGTCTGGACAATGGTTCCAGTGATAAAACCGGCGAAATCATCAAGAGCTATGCAGAACAAGATTCAAGAGTTGTCCACCTTTCTGTTCCAGAAAATATCAACCCCGGCGCCACAGCGATATACTTACCTACTATTCTTTCACATGGTGACGATGGGTATATGGTCTGGCTCAACGCGGATGATGAATACGCTCTGGACTTCCTTGAGAAAATGTTCGGATTCGTCACCATCAACAATCTTGACGCCGCTGTATGTGGAACAGAGTATGTAACCTCGGACGGCACATCAAGACTTGATACTCCGGCTAAAACGCTGATTCTTGTGGGTAGCGGGTTTGCGGAGTACCTAACAATTTATTATAAATACATAACGCGCATGTGGGGGGGACTGTATTCGCTAAAGCTTGTCAAAAAGATGGGACTTCCGACTCACGACAAGTTCTCTGATAAGGGAGGAGCATTTTATGATGTCATGTGTTCGCTAAAAGCGTTTAGCGAATCTGAACGCGCCGGAGTTCTCGCCGACTCCCTGCATAAATACTATCATACGCCAGCGCAACTCTCGACCAAATATACGCCTTACTGGTTCTGGTGGGTGAACAAAGCGCAGGCGCGGCTTCGTGATTTTATTCTGAGTTTTGGTCCTATCAGTAAGGAAAACGAAAATTTCCTGCACACACGTTTCCTGATTTGGCTCAAATACATCATGCCGCGATTACAAAACGCTGACGTATCCCTTGAAATCAGAATGAATGATCTGTATGCGATTTTTTCCGATAAAAAAGTGCATGAACTGCTTTCACTTGACTGGAGCGCGATTGGAATATATTCGGACAAGGCGGAATTTCTGCGGGAAACTCTTGACTGGGTACTCGCGCAAGCTAAATGTGACGGGACAAATACCGCTCCGGCGCAAAAACTGATAGACCTGATAAACGGCTGTCTGGATAAAGTATGAAACTATTACTTATAATTGTACAGGGGAAAAAATGGGTGGAGTAATCATTTTTACAGTGGCCTACAATGCCGAAAAAACTATGGCGCGCACTATAGAGAGCGTCTTGTCTCAAACCTGCGGGGATTTTACATACTACGTTGTCAATAATGGTTCGCTGGACACAACGGGGACGATAATCAAGGCGTACGCTGACAAGGATCAGAGAATCAAGGTACTGTCTAATGCCGTGAACCATGTCTGGGAACAGGGAAACAACCTGTCTCACGATATTTTTCCGAAGTACGACGACAGTCACTTTTTCTGTGTGCTGGACGCGGATGATGAGTACAAGCCAGATTTTATTGAAAAAATGCTGAAGTTTATGCGGGAAAATCAACTGGATATCGCCGCCTGTGGCAATGACTTTATAAGTGTGTCATCGGGAATGACTTTGGGTGTCCGTGGCTTGGATCGTGATCTTATTTTGGAGGGCGAGTCCTTTGGTACGCAATTTCCTATTTACCACGAATTCATGCGCACTGTTTGGGGTAAGTTCTATTCTCTTCCTGTGATGCGCGAATATGAGGCGGACAACCCTGAGGGCATTTGGTACGGTAGCGACACTCTCATAACGCAGGGCGCTTTCCGCCGTGCGAGGCGCGTGGGCATATTGGCCGGGTCGCTTCATAAATACTACATAAATCCTCAATCCGTCTCCTATGCTATTATTGATGCCAAGCGGATTCGGGGCGACCGCGTGATGTTTGACGCGGCCAAGGAGTTCCTGATTGCAAAGGTTGGTCACGTAAGCCCAGGGAATGAACACTTTTTATACAGTGTCTATCTGAATGCCATTAAGGACACGCTGCAGGTTCTCCTGAAAGCGGAAATACCAGACGCGGAAAAGATGGAGCATGTTAAATATCTGAAAGTCGAGATGGACGAGATCCAGAGATTCTTTGCGGCTTATTCGGGGCCTAAGTCATGAGCCGCGGGCTACAATACGTATAAATTGTTGAACTGCTATACTTTGCATAAATAGACTTCACGGCTATCCATTTAGCTCAGCAAGGGTAATACAGCTAGAGCCACTTGTAAAACTTCAGTTTTGCAAGTCAAACGGAGTTGATGGCTGCGCCCAACCAGAGCAGGCTCTGGCGTAAAATATTGCCAGCAAACAAGTTGTGAAATCAAAGCCAGAGACGGTAGAAGGTCGGGAGCAGACGTACCGCAGAGTTTTTCAAGAAGCTCAATCAAATGTTTTGTCAGACCGAAACTTTGCTCCTGTCTCTGCAATAAGGGTTTGGAATTGCTTTTGCCCATCTTTCAGGAGTAATTTCGGGACTGTCGGTCAAGTCAATCTCGCTGTCGGGCATGTTTCTGAATTTTTCCTCCAGTGCCCTAAGTTCTGCCCTGTCTGCTTCTGTAAGCGGGGACAACATCTCTCGTGTGTAGCTAACCATGCTCATAAAGCCTCCGTTCTTGCTTGGTGGGTGTTCTAGCGTTGATAATCCTTACAATTTCTGTATCGGCCATTTCTAGGTAAGTGTGAGCAACGATTACAAACAAACAGCCTTCAACCATGCCGATAATTTGCCAGCGTTCCTCACCATCTACGATTCTATCCTGAACTGTTTTTGCGAGTGGATCATCAAATACCATGATGGCTCTCTCAAAAGCGATGCCGTGCTTACGGAGGTTGCTTTCTGCCTTTTTTTCATCCCAAACAAATCGGCGATTCATATTCAAATTGTATCACTTGGTATCCAGTTTGGGTTGTCTTTTATATAGCAATTTTAGATGGCGTAGTCCATTCTCATGACTTCTGAATCCAATTTTATCGATATGTTTCGCATGAATGTATTGCACATTTTGGACTACGAAAACTAAAACTACTATAATGGATATTTCTTATACCAATTTGCATTCATCAGAATGCAAATTGGTATAAGGCGGCGGGAAGCGATACCCGCATAATGAAAGTGAATACGGAAAAAGCGGATGTGCTATCATCAGAAACAATAAAGGATGAAGGGGAAGCGACATGGAAAAAATAATCGCCGTGCGCGTGGATTATTTGCCAGAAGGTTGCTATCTGGCTACTTCAGATGCCATACAAGGGCTTGTGGCTCAGGGGCGGACCATTGAAGAAACTCTACAAATTGCCCGTGATGTCGCCAAAAAACTTCTTGAGGCTCAGGAGGGTTTATTGCCCCAACTGCCGGAAGCCAACAGCCGCACAGAATACCAGCTTATAGTCGGCGTATAGTATGGGGCGTTTGTCGGGGTTTTCATACGCCCAGATCGTGCGTACACTCAAGCGACTTGGCTTTGAATTTCATCGCCATGCCGCAGGAAGTCATGAAATATAGCAGTTCAACTATTTATAGGTAGATCGCACCTACCTTGTAGCATTTACTGGCATTCGTTCTAGGTAATGCGATCTAATGGTTTCAGGTGGTTCCAAGACCCCAAATTTCAAGGTCGTTGATTTTATTGCGTTATTTTGATGTCGTTTTGAGAAGAATTTGATCCGTGTCCGAAATATGTCCCAAACACGTTTTGGCCGCTCACCGTAGCGTCACTGTTCATGCGGAGTTTGATACAATTCTGATGTCCAAAATGCGTGAGAAAATACTATTAATTTTCGCAGGACGCAAATGATAGGTTTATTGAATGATTATTTTTGGCGAAACCACCAAAACACCCCAAAAAATATTAACCCCAAACGCAAAACAAGGCAACCTAAAACGCCCTGACACCAGGCGCTAGTGATGAAAAAGTCCAGACGGTGAATTCTGATGACACTATCGCGCCTGTGACAAGCCCAATATTCATGCTGTATTTAAGCTCTTTTTTCTTTTGCTCCAGCCTGGGGAGGTTCCGATCTATTATCGCTTGGTACATGGGGGCTTTGTCATACTCCTCAAATTGGCCGCCGCCATCGCTGTAGGCCACATGATTGGCGATGTTTTTGTTTATCAGCATCTCCAGGCACCTGATAACGGTCATGTCTATTAGCCAGTTCGGAACATAAAATTTGTCCTTTGCCAAATCCATCGCGTAAATCGGCGGCGGCGTGGTGTTCCAATCGTCAACGGCCATGTTCAGCGCGACAAGTATCTCGTCATCGCTAAATTCAAAGGAGTTCTTGATCTCGTTGTGGATCGGGGAGTCGCGCAGAATCGCTCTGACCAGCGTTATGGCAGTGTCTTTGGTGAGCTTATTGGAGTTCGGCATAGAAAGGCCATTCCATCGCTGGCAATTTAACTTTTAAGGTATCGAAAGTTTCGGGGGGTTCAAAGGCAGACAGTTTTTCAAACTGCGCCCACACTTCATCTCTAACCTTTACGCAATATTCAGCCTGCATTTTCCATGTGGGGTTGGAGCTTGAGATATAAGTGCAGGCTTCATCAATGCTGTCAAAATCTCGTTCTTTTGCGAAATTGTCGAGCATTTCCTGTGTGCATCTCTTATAGTATTCCCACGTCTTTTCGTTGTTGTAGCCATACATCTTTTTGACTTTTTCGAGGTCGTCAGGGGTGTAAATATTGATTTTGTCGTATTGGAAAATGTTGACCTTGCCCCCCTCTGTTCCCAAAAAGATAGTCCCGCAAGTATTCGGATCAAGCTGGTGGCGAGACAGTATCTCTTCAGCCGCTACGCCATTGATGGGGCTGGTCTTATCCCAAATTGTGTATTCCATTTTAATTGTCCTTTCGTAATGCTACCAATTTCTTTTCGGCCCATTTGACAGCCTGGGAAATCGTGACGGAAGTCGTTGCGCTTCGCCCCTCCATGTCAAAAGTAACTATCTTTACATCCATGCGCTGAGTGGCATTGGGATCGAAGCCGCTGTCGAGCTTTCCGCGAATTTTCAGTGAATTCCAGCTCGCGTGAATCCAACCCGACCTTGGGTTGGCCGCAGACGCCCCCTCGATCAACAATTGATCATAGACAAAAGTTTCTGAGGTTAAGAGTTTCAGAAAAGCCTCGAAAATGTTCTCCCCCGGCTTCATTCCCACGTCTATCGCGGACGCGGCCATATGCTGACTTGTGGCCGATGCGCCGGGTGTAATCGCGTTCAGCTTCGGATTTCTGTATCCACTGTTGATTGTTCTGGGCACGCCACCCAAGATTGCGCGTATTGGCTCAAATACTCTTTCAGCGCATAGACGTGCACTAGGCATGAGACTTTGTGGAACGGAGTTATCAATCTTATTTTGGATAGCTCTGTTGGAGTAAATAAACTCACTTACAGTGAGATTAGGTGAGAGATTCAACGCTTACCTCCCCTGTGTCCGCCACCGCTGTGTCCGCTGTGTCCACCGCCATGCCCCCGTCCGTGCCCATCGCCGCCATGAACACGTCCACTCTCATGTTTGTGATGCGGCTGTGCTTGTGGCTGCGGTTGAGGAATATCAACTATTTGAGGTGTATGTATTTCCGGCAGATTTCTCAACATGATGTTGTTGTTCGGGTCGTTGAGGAATCCGCAGGCGACACAGGTAAAGCAGGTGTCTGCTGTTTTGGTCTGGCTCTGTTTGATTGTGAGCAGGTCTTCCGAGAGGTCTATGGTTTCTCTGCCCTGCGTTTCGGCTGACTTGCGCAATACGAGATGGCGCTTGTCGGGGTCAGAGAGGCGGCGCAGTTTACTGTCAGTGATATTGCTTTGCGCTTTGCTTGCCGCCACACCCCCAAGAGCAGCCAGACCGGCGGCAATGCTCCAACGCGCAGGCATCTTCAAATTGGGCAATTGCTTACGCAGTATCCGCTCGCCCAGCAAGCCTGAAAGGACAGCGCCAGTGCGAAAGGCTCCGCCCTCTTTGGCCTTGCGGGACATGTTTTCTTCCAGTATGCTCTGCATACGCTCGGATTCATTGAGTTTACGAAAGCCGATCATTTAGAAGTCCCATTTGATGTCCATTGAGAACGTGCCTAGCCTGTAGTAGTCCGTCCTGTAGATGTTGTAGGGGATTTTGTTGTTGTAGAGGACGCTCTGCGAAAGCGAGAACCATCCGCCCTGGAGCGCTCCCGTCACTTCCCAGAACTGCGGGAATCCCCAATGGGCGGGAGCGGCAAACCAGCCGTAGTCTTCGTCAGTTTTCGCCGTGAAAGTATAAATTCGGCGGCTTCTGTCGAAATGCTCATGCTCAAAATTGAAATCAAAACTTTTCCCGCCGCCCCAAAAAATCATGTGTTGCGCCGAAAATGTGATATTCTTGGATGTGCTCTTCCCGTCAGCGCTAACGGCTGTCAACGTAACCGGCACCCAATCGCTTTCAATCAAGATGCTCTGTGGCAGCAGAAAAGGGAAACTGCTAACGCTGATGGGGGGACCATTGGAAATGGTGATCTGCACAAGCGCCGGTTCCTCAGAAAAGGACGCGTCAATCACGATGTTTTTGAGGGATGTGCCGTAGGGTATAGAGGCGTTGGAGCTTGTTGAGCCGCCTGGTATTCCATCGGCGGATATGACAAATCTTTCGATTGCCACTGAGGACAAATCCTTTTTGAAGGGTATCTGCGGGTCAAAGATGAAAGTGTGCTCGTCAACATAACGGCCAACAATTACCGCCCAAATCCCCTCCGGCTCGGCTTTCAGATAGCTGTCGCGCCCCAGCCAGAGAACTCCGTTGCTCTTGGGGAGGGACATGGCGTTGCGGGGGTCAACATCGCCCAAAGCGCCTACAGTAGGATTTTGAGTCCTGATCTTTTGGGGCAGTTCTTTGGTGATGTTGTACATCAGCCCCTGCTTCATGGCGACGCGGATGACATCTCCGACTTCGCCGTCCTCAAGAGCCACCGCGTCAACCCAGGGGAGTGTTCTGTTGACTGTGCCCACCCAATTGGAATTGAGTAATTGGGCGGAATCGCCCATGACTATCAGGCACTGTCCGGCCTTTGCCCTATGGAACAGACGCAGGGTTGATTCGGGATTTCTCATTACAGCCAGCCCCAGGAAAAGAGACGCCGCCACCAGGGTTTGTGCTGGGGAATAAGCGGCTCTATATCCTCTGGATTCTTTCTGGCCCGTTCACTGGCTTTCATAAGCTCGTCATGGGTGAACAAAAACGGATCGTTTTGCAGATACGGCCAATCCAGGATGTCGCTCGGCATTTCGGCTGGGCGCAATCTTACCGCGTAATAGTATTCATTGCTGCCGAATTTTCGGCCAGCGTTTTTAACTAAATGGTAAATACCATAAGACATGGCGCATCCTTATTTGTTCTTGCGTCCCTTGCCCTTTTTAGAAGCAGTCTCGGCGTCTTCGGATTCTTCAGTTTCTTCGGCGCCGTCTTCTTCGGTTGTAACTTTAGGCAGGGCAAAGTTTTTCTCAAGCTCCAAAAACTTGTCAGTTACATCGCCGGATGGAGTAATCAAAGCGTTTTGGTTGTCCTCTTCCCACTGGCGCTTTTCTCTCTCGTGCTGTTTTTGCAGTTTTTCTTTATGAGCTTCCGTCGAGTCTTCGGTGAATTTGGGCTTTTGCGGTTCTTTACCGACCAGCGCCGTTATAGACACCTCGGCTTTACGGGCTAAGGGCATATATTTATAATTTTTCATTGATTGTTCGTCTGTAAACGTCTTTACCCGATTGGCCTTTTCATAGGTTTGTATTTCCGGCGTCAGCGGCAGAATGCGATATTTACCCTCGCTTAAAAGCTGCCCTTTAATTATTACGTTTCCATTGATGGCTTTAACGTAAACCATAGTTTCGTTTCTTGGCATATTTGCTCCTGTTGTTTAATTAAGTTTAACACATTTTTTTTAAATAAAAAACGGGATTAAATATAACCCCGTTTCACTTTAAATTAGTCGCTTGAATTAGTCTATGAAATCAATTCTTACGACGCTTCTTATGTTGCCTATTCCGGCTCCCTGTACTGACCATGCCCACCACTCAAGCTGATTTGTGCGGCGCTTGAATTCCTGCTGAACATCTCTATATATGAAGTTAGAGCCTAAGAACTCCGGCGCTGTAATAACGTATATAGAATTAACCGGCCAAGCCGAGCCTTCCGTTCCTTCAGGGTCGTTTTCCGGGGCAGTAACAAAACTGGCCGACATATCGTTGTCTTGCGGCTTGATGTCGGGATTGTCTTCGTGCAACGCGCCAGTGCCCTTTCTGGAGTTTATGGAGGTAACAAGTTCCAGCCCCGTAAAGGTCTTAAATGCGCGAGCAGTCTCAAAAGTAGCGTTGCTTGTGAGGGTGCCCAACTGCATGATGTCGAGCAGCCCAATATCCAGTTGTCGGCTCTCGGTCATGATTGCGCGGGTTGCACGTCTGCGGCCATCACTGCCGCCCAATTTTTTATTTCCAGTGCCGTCCAGAATCATTCTTTGGGCCTCAGTAATAATGGCTTTTAAATCCTTGGGGACATAACCGGCAATTGTAATAACCTGCCCGGAAAGCAGGGCGGCGGCGTCAAGGATCTTGCGAAAATCCTTGTCAAGGGCTTCCTGGATGTCCATGATAAAGTTGTTCTCGACTACCTGGCGCACGGGATAGTCCATGGTCGCCATTTCTTCCATAGTGTGCTGGAAGTGCTCGCTCTCGTATTTATTGAAGTACACTTCATAGCGGGAGCCTTCAAACCACTTGCCTTGACCACGGTTGCGATAGCCCATGGAAAGAGCTTTACTGTCAGGCTCAATATCAATGCGCTTCAAGGGGTAGAGATCGTTGGTGTTACGTTCAACTTCGCCATCGCCAATAGAGATAGGCGGAATAACGCGATTAAGAACCGACGTCTCACGAAGTCTGTCGCGCAAAAAGGTCTGCGTGGCGGACGCTGTTTTTACCTGAGCTTCAGGATGGTCTAATATATCCCAGAGCTGTTTTACAAGAATAGAGTTTTCATTTGCCATGCTTCTTCCCCTTAGATTGTTTTGAAACGGATCATGTCGCCATTGACGGATAGAACAAACCACCTGGCCTTTGTTTCGTCTGTGGTCACAACTAATTTGCCCCCGTCGGAAATCGCCAGATAGTCGTCGGGTTCCGGTGTGCCCTCATAAACATTGGTCTCGAATTCGCCGTCATTCCATATCGTAGTAATGGTGCCCGAAGACTGGCGATTCTTTAACTCCCAAACGAATTCGGCCAAACGCTCATCACCAGGGCCAGCAAGTTCATATTTGCCTTTGGATGGCTTAACCAGCATCGCAAGTGTCAAGCCGTCGATATTCTTAGCCAATGTCCTGGCACAAGTAATCGCGCTGTAAACCCCGTCATGGAACCCCGCTAGAACATTGAAACGAGCTACTGACATTGTGTTCTCCTATTTGTAAAAAATTTCTAAAATTTCGGCTTCCGCAGCCATCATTTTTTCAGTGCCGTCTTCTTCGTCAGAAAAAGCCGTTTTAGTGTAAAAATCGTTGCCAACAGCCTGGCAAAAGCTATGTCGCGCAGACGACTCACCCGCCACTTTCTCAGACTGTTGCTGTTGCTGCTGTGGCGGTTGCTTGGGTTCGGGCTGATACTGCTGCCCCATCATCTGCTGCCGTTCATCCAGTAACGCCTGAATGACAATGGCGGCGTCTTTTAGCAGTTGGAGTAATTGGGGATCCATCTCTACCTCCCCATCATGCGTAAAAAGGCTTCGGCCTGTTTACCGGCGGCTGTTTTGGAGACACCGTAATTGATATTGATTACGGGGGCGCCAGAGCCACCCTGAGCGCCGCCGGCAACGGGCGGCTGAGATTCTTCCGAAGGCTCGCCATTGGCTTCCAATACCTCGCGCAACTGGGTCAAGACCCTTTCGGCGGAAACAGCCAAATCATCCTGCGGGGCTTCGCTGGGCTGCATGGGAGCTTCGCCGTCGGCGGTCTTCATGACTTCCTCGGCTTCGGCCATTATTTTGTCAAACCACGTAGTCATCTAATTCGGCCTATTGGATAAAAGACGAAATCGCGCTTTTAAGAGTGTCGCTGGCAGCTTTATCCATCTCTGAATCCTGCTCAATCAGGGAGAGAGCTATATCGGCGTAACTTTTAGCCAGCTCAGGATTTTGGTTGAGGCCCGATCTGACCAGCTCCACGACCAAATCGCTTCGCCCGTCATTCATGGCCTGTTCCATCGCCTGATAGATTGTCTGATAATCTCGCGTGGGGTCTGTGGAAGCATCTTCCTCCGCACGAACAGCGGCTTCGTCCACAGTGCCTTCAGCATTGCCCATTTTTATGAGCATTGTATTAATCGCTTTTTGCGCGGCCTGATGCGCGACCTTTTCCATCATGGGAGTAATAACGGCTGCTATCTTTTCTATAAGCTGATCCTGCATATCCGAGGCTTCTTTTATACGATCCTGCTCAGTAATAGCATCAGTAAGTTTCTGATAAGGCTGTTTTTTCATTATTAATACTCCGGTGTTTATTTATTATCTCAATAAAATATTAGGGGCGCAAGTTAAATTTGAATTTGACAGGTATATATCCTTAAAATCCGCGATTTTATTTAAATCCGGCGCTTCGGATGTCCCCAGGAGAACCTGTCTTAACCCCAGTCCTATGGCCGCGCTCATAACCGGATGCTCCTTGACCTGGTTTCTATATAATAGATACAAACCGGTAAGAACAGCCCCGACGCCAAGCTCACGATTAAACTCAGCGGAAGTCTTGATAAGTTTTCTCGCTGAATCGTAAATGCGATCCTCAAGGGTATGGATTGACCGCATGTTTATGGAGTCTTGCCTTATTCTTTCGGCGAGCATTTCAACCTTTTTACTCGCTGATGATGGCGTTGACAGCTCAAAGGTATCGGGGATCTTTGGATTACTGTCTAAAACAACTTTTGAGCCAATTACTTTTTTCGCTATTTCCTCTTGTTTGAGACATAAAAAAACGAGCGCGGCATATTCGTTTGGCTTCAATACAATACCCTTGCTGGCGTATGCTCCTAAAATATCCTGGAGATTATGATTAGCCGCCCTGACCATCGTTTTGAGTTCGCCAAATTCTATTGTGTCCTCCGCATTGGAGACGCGCTCAATAGCGTCCAGCATGTGCTGGGGAATCGCTATTGTCTCCGGTTCCTCCTCGGCCAGCTTGTCGAATCTGCCGATGTCGAAATAATCAGCCAGGTCGACATTGCCCGCTATCTTCTCCAACTGCATCCCGGCCAGAAACGCCGGGCGCGTCACTTTGGAAATGTCGAAAAATCTTGGGTGGAGATTAATGGCGGCGACACGCCTGCCATCCGCGAGAATTTTGTTCTTCTGGTACTGCAGGTGATTGCAGTAGCGCAATATGCTCGGAGCTTTGTTCCCGCAGATGGAGCAGACGTCATAGGGCACCGTGCATCCCATTGAAAATGACAGGGGGGTGTTCCTCGCTATCGCTTCCGCGGTTTCGGGGTCTTTTTTGTTATTAACCTCAAGAATAAGAAGTATCGTGCCCATTTTAGGAAACCAAAACGAGTTTCTTACCTTACCAAAGGACGGATCTCGTTCTATCTTGTTCTTGTGATGATGAAAAAAATGCGCGTCTTCAAAGGTCTTGTACCTGACTTTTGGTTCGCTTGATTGGTCAAGGCGCTCATCTTTTGACGGTTCATAAGATACGGAACCCCATTTTGTGCTGCTGTTCTGCTTACCGAGCAACGCGGCGACGGGAAAGTGATCGGCGTTGTTGTTCGCACCCCAAATATCACCGGCGCCCATAGCCGTCAGAAGCAGATAGCTATGCCCGTCTTTCTTTTTCAGACCTTTTATGGCCTCGTCAACTTCTTTCGGAAATTCCCTCTCATTCGCAACTTTATTAAAAAGAGACCTGTCCCTATCCGCCAGGGAGAGTGAGATGCGATCTCTTTCGTTGAGGTTGGTGTCCAAGAGTTTGTACATAGCGTATCTACCAAAAGCGCGTCAAAGATCATTTGACGCGCAGTGTGAGTGAGTGATTGGGCTTATAGCGTTTTATTAATTGGCGTTTTTCAGACGATGGATGCCATAACCAGCAGTACCCAGGGCAGCCGCTGCCGCCGCAATTACACCGGCTTTACCGCCATTGCTACGATTGCCCCACAACGGGCCGACAATTTTATTAACTAAGCGTTTGTTTCCCATCTCTTTAATTCCAGATGTTATTCGCTTCGTCTCATGGACTTCATTGCTATTTAGTGTACTTAATAAACTATTATATTGTTTATTGGAAAGCTCTCCACTTGCGTGTCGTCTAGCTAAAGCCTTTGCATCGCTAGAGTAATCCGCCTTCTTCTCCATATAGACCTGATTCACATAGTCTTCGCCAATCTCATCAATAAGTCCGCCGCAAATCTCAGTGGCGACTTTGATATACTCCGCAAGAACCTCATTTTGAGCAGTTTTATTCATCTCTTCCATATAGCCGGCAATGTCATACAGGTCGCAGGCCATGTCGGCATAATCAAGGCTGACGTCATATGTCTCAGCCGCCATTTTCCCCAGACCGCCACACATACGCTCACCAATGCCAATCAAATCATTGCCAAGGGCTACAAGGTGTTCTGAATCAACGCCTTCCTGAGCGGCTTCCTGCGCGTTCTTCAAAAAGTCCTCCCCAATCTCAACAAGCGCCTGACCTTGCTGAACGGCCTCAAAAATCCCGTTCAATTGCTCTTCAGCGATTTTGTCGTGACCATAATTTTGGTTGATGAGTTGCTCTATTAAAAGCGGCATAAGATTCTCCTTGAGAGTAAAAATTCAACATTGAATTATTAGGTTGTCTTAAATATCATAACATAATTTAACGCTTATGTGCCGAAGAAACTTCAAGTCCACCAGGCCCTTTTATTTTGAATTCGTTTTTCGCGCCGCCGCCAATATCGCGCATCATCTTAATGGTGTTGAGATCAATACCGTCAAAGGTATTAAATTGATTCAAAAGAACTGAAAGAGTATTGGGGTCTTTTGCTAGATCGGGTGCGAAATTTGATATTGTTTCAAAGTAAGAGCGGGATTTTGGATTTGCGGCAATTTCAGGTTCCAATTGCATTACGCTTTGAAAATTCTGCTCCATCTCTTTGCGTTCTTTGTTTCTCGTGTAAGCCCCAATTATTTTTTTCGCGCCATAGCTTAATCCGCCAAGAACTGCCGCGCCAACCAATTTAGGGGCGTGGTCAATGGCGTTTTGCTTGAGACTCTGCACAAAGCTGGTATTAAGAGGGATATTCATGGACGCGCTTTTTATATACGTCCCCTTGGGGCCGATTACTCGTCCGGCGTGTTGAAGCGGCTTCCTTTTGATTGTATTGCCTATGGTTTTTGGCGCTGCCCTCATAGTCTGCTCCATAAAACCATTCAATGTTTTCGGTGGTTCCAGGGCTTTCTTTTCGAGTAGTTTTCTGTCATTGCATAGCTGATTTATGTGCTGGTATACGGGTATAAGTGTTTCCGCGAGTTTTGTGTTGGTTTTGCCGAGATATTCCAGCGCTTCATCGTAGGTCATGTTGCGGACGCGGGGATCATGCTCGGCGATTTTACGAATCCAGCCGTCGAATTTTTGCGTCGTGTCACGGAGTTCTTTGTTTATGTCTTTCAGATGCTCCAGGCGCTCATCGTTGGCCGCTTTCTGCATAGACAGTCTTTGATGGTAAGGGCTGCCGAAGATACCCAGACCCAATGCCCTGGATGGAGCAGGGTGGGGCTGTTGGGACAGACTGGCCGCTTTATCCATAGCAGGTTCGTCGGGCGACAGTATTTCCGTGACTTTATTATAATCGGCGACATCAAAAACCTGCTGTCCGGTTCTGCGATAATGCTCAAGATAACAGGCTTTATTGGATTCCTCTATCAATCGCTGTGTCTGCTCTCTATTGAGATTATTGTCGGACGCGAAATCGGCGATTTTGGTATTTATAGCAGAGGTATCTGCGGCGCATGACACGCCAATCTCTTTACCGGCTGTAATTAAATCTATATTGGGCATATGGATATTATATCATGTTTATGCTGCCGCGGTCTCGCAAAACGTTCACCACTGCATCTTCTCGCACTCTTCCCAAAATTCAGGGTCGAAGCGGAAAAATTCTGGAGTCATTGGCTTAGGTTCTCTGCTTGGCAGTGCTAGTGGCTGAGGTTTGGTATCCAGAATCTTTTGTATTTCAGTCAGAATCGCATCAAGATCATCTGTAGCCTTGTCTTTAATCATTTTTATCTCCCCTCGGATCAAATGTCGTAATCCGCTCGTTGTTGTTGCACCCAAGATACATCAAATAGGCGTAAAGCAGCGAGTGGAAGCCGTCATCGGGCAGAGCGTGAGTATATATCATTTTACCCGTCTTATCAGAAAAGTCTTTGCTGATAGCGAGATAGTCCTTGCCGTATTGGGAAAACTCTTCCCATCTGAACGGGACTACATCGCCGTTTGTCAGCTTGTTAAAGAGGTCTGTCATGACTTCTGTTCTGTTCGTGCGGTAGGTGCGCTGTTTCTTGTCCCAGGCCATGAAGTCCTTGATGTATTCATGGCGGATACGTGCCAGACGCGGCGGATCTCCCAGGCGCTCGTTAATTTCCTCGTTCTGCCCCCACCCGAAACCGTAGTCGGCGCCCACCATTCTGACGTTGAACTCTCTGCATTTTTTGACAATGAATTCCTTGATGTATTTGGGGTCGTTCTCTGAACCGCCGAATCTTTTGCAATAGACTATCCTGAGTTTTTCCGCGATTCTGTCGTGCCAGCAGATTGTCAGGAATGTATAGCCTGACGATCCCGTCGTTTCATTTCCCATGCCCCAATCTATTCCAGCGTAATAAGCATGATTTTTAAGTTTTGCCGGAGGCTCCTCCCACATGGGGCGGGATTCTTCGCATAAGGCTATAAGCTGTTCGCGTGTAAGCGGCTTGACTCCGTAATCGTAAGGCAACCCAAGCACTTCATTAGAGAATCTCGCGGCGCTGTATGTGCGCTTGTTGCGGAACAGTTCGTCAAAATCAATGTACTGCGAGGGGAGCATCATGTATTGAAGGTGGATCCCCAAAAAGTCCTTTACATCCGGCTTGGCGGCCACCCAGATACCATCTAATGTATTTATCAGCCTACGACACTTTTCACACCAGATGCCAGGCTTGTCCATAATCATGTTGTCCTCACCAAGCTGATTCCAATGCGAGCAAGACCTGCACTTGATAAACCAATGGCATTGATTTGTCTGCTCCCAACTCAGATATAGAGTATTGTCACAAGTCTTTGGCGTTCCGGTGTAGAAAAACTTTTTCCTTGGCTTATGCTGAGAGCAGGTCTCAATGACGGGGACGAAATCCGCGTCAATGTCCTGGTATTCGTCAAAAAGAATCAGTTCCGCTGTTACACCGCGAATGGAGTCAGGAGAGTGAAACGTTGAACGAAAGTGCATGTCCGAATAATTGCGGAGGTATTTGTCCTTGACGTTCATGATCCCCTTGCGTCCTGGGTGAAAATTGTTTTTCAATAGAGGAGAGGCGAGCAAAATATCGTCTATTTTTTTTCGGCTGTAAATCTCCATTTGCTTGTGCGTTGGTGTAACATATAGACTTGAATGATAGCTGTTCATACAAGCCTCTGATAAATGGATACCCGACAACATTGTTGACTTCTCAGCCTGGCGGCTCGACATCACCAAGGTACGCTTACACTGACTGTTAATAAAATAGAATATATACGGGCGGTCGGTAAAACGCCAGGGCTGCCCCTCAAGGTACATAGTCCGCTGAATAAAATCTGAACGTGAAATCATAACTATATGATAGCGCAAATTTTAGTGAGTTTTTGTTATAAACAATATGGAGAGGAATAATTGTTATTCCTCATTTCTTTTTAAGGAGAGACATATGTCTAATTTTATCTTGATTCATAGAGTGACGAGTCATAAAGCGTGTCTACTGAATACGTCTTATATTAAAAAGATAGAGGGCGATTTCGATAGTGATAGGAAAGAACGTGGGGTCATCTATTTAGATTCATCATCGAAATCGTACTCTGGCGTTGTAGATGCAGAAGAACGCATAGAAACACGCGAAACATTTAACGAAATAATCACTAAATTGTCAGGAGGACTGCTATGAGCGAAAACCAAGACTATAGCTGGATCTGGGGTATGGCGCAAATCATACCAAACGACCACGGATATGATGTCTTCGTGGAGGGAATAGAGAGAGGTGTTTTTATACGGTCAGAACGAGCGCTGAATTTAGCGGAGGTTCTTGAGGAAACAGCAAAATACCTGCGTAGAAGAACGCCCGATTTAATCTCGGCTTAAAACAAAAAGAGGCGCTCAATGGTTCAAGGTACAATCGTCTTAGTCTCCGAATCAGAGGAGCGATTCAAATTAGATGAGCCAGTCCGCAAATTACTGTATCAACTCGAACTCGCAGCAAAACAACTGGGTCAGCTTAAACTCATTTTTAATGTACCGTTAGAGGAACTCAGAAATGCGCTAAACAAACTGACAGTCGCCTATGAAAAAGACTATGGGCATGAGCTACCGTTTTTCCTCAATGAGAGAACACAGACTCTCGAATGGAAACGACCCGAAAACGGCTACCCGATACCCAAATATGTTTCATACCAGGGGTGTACTGCAAGAGGCGCACATGCCCTGGAACTCATAGAATATTTGCGAGAAACTCGTCGTCGCTGGTGCTATGCGGGCCAAATAGCCCACCTTTCCAAGCGCCCCTAGTTCCAACAAAAGAGGCGTAAGCCTCTTTTTTAACCTTTGGAGAAAAATGCAATATACAATCTTCAAAACATACGACAACAACACTCCCGAAGAAGACAAGGCTCTACAAGAATATTGGGAAAGCGACAAACTCGACAGACTGCAATCACAATTGGACTTTGATCTTCCAGAGAGACTGGACGATGACACAGTACTGACACTGACAATGGCGCAATGGAGACAGCTACACGAAGCGTTGGAACAAGAAGATTACGATGAATGGTACGCCGAAGATGAATCTAGTTCCCTTGAATGTGCAAAGGGCAACCTCAAGTCATCAGGTATGAATGAAATCAAGGGAACTCTGGTCGCGTTTGTGCGTGGGGTGAGATGGAACGGAAGCGGCTCAAGATGGGAAATAAAGAGCAACGAATTAACGTCCATATTCGACTTTGGCAAAAACGAGGAATCGCTGAATATCTGGTATGACGATGCCGACGAAGAAATAAGATCAATAGGAATACACCACGATGGCAGAAGCAATTACCTCTGGAGAGAGCTGCCGCAAAACATTGCCCCGGAAGAATTAGAGGAAAAGTTGTATCAGGCCGGCAGCACCGCGAGAGCGGAACAGGTGTTCATGGAGATGACAGTATCCATAGGGCCGTACTTTGAAAAGTTGTACGGCTGGAAACAGAAAGCGATTAATCTTTAGAGGAAAACATATGCAATTTGTTGATAGTGTTGCAATGCACGATCTGGCTACCCGTTACATGGCTGGGAGCGAATGGAACAACATAAACGATTCCGCTGAACAAGACTACAAAAAAGCCGCTCACCTGTATTTCAAAGCAGCGGAAGCGGGCAATGAACATTCGTTGTACAAACTCGGATGTATGTACCTTGAGTTACCTGACCTGGGGAATCTAACCGAAGGGATGAGTAAAAAAGAACGCAAAGAAAAAGGACTGGAATGCTGGCTCAAGGCGGCGCAATTGGAACACACATGGGCCATAGAAGACATCGGTTCCTGGTATGCTGCATCAAAAAACGAAGAGATTTACAATGAGGGCGAAAAGATCGAATGGTATAAAATGGCGATAGAATCCGGGGACATCAAAACAATCTGTTTGTCGGGCTTTAATTTGGATATACATCCCAGATGGAATTTATACAAAGACCTGATTGCAAAACCTCTTAATCAATGAGGCGTTTTAACAACACCATTCAGATCTTCCAATGTGTATGCTATCGGGTCTTGATATTCCGCCGGCGCCCCCAGAGTTTCAAACAGGCTCTGCATATTGGCTTCCGTGCCGCCGACGCCAAGCAACGTGTGATACTTCTCTATACCCGCCATCTTTATTTTAGTCCAGCTTTGAATATCTGCGGTTTTGTTTGAGCGTATGGCTCTCGTCAACTGCATGTCAATAATAACAAGAACCTTCTCCATTTCGGTCAGCGGACATCTCTCGACTGTTCCGTGGTCGGGCAGCTCAAGCAGCATCAGGATATGTTTACGGGAGTTATAGTCCAGGACTTGCTCAAAAACGGTTTTAAAGACAGTGTCAAACACGTACTTGCCGACCCAGGCGGACGGATCGCCTATCCTTGAGAAATCGGCAAAATACTTCAGATAACACCTGAGCACTTCTTCGTTCACCTGATCTTTCAGCAGATTGAGGATCGTCGGAGAGGGGCCGGGGTTTCTTCGGTTGTTGAAGACGGAACTCATCGCGAGCGCGTCCACTTTTACGCGCATATCCGTATCGTACAAAAATTCGGAGAACGCCTCGCTGTCAATCATTGAGTCAATATCAATGTATCCGGCGTCCCTCAGAAATATTTTGAACTCCTTGTCAGTCAAGGCAAGGCTATCGTGCACGGCGTCCTGGACTGACATCGCGCCCAACAGCTTTTCGGCTATCGCCAGGTTTGCGGGGCCGTCAATGATGTAATATGGGAACAGATCAATAAGTATGCGCGAGAAATCGTATTTGTATCTCCTGCTCGCCACGAGCAGATAGGGCAGTAGCGACTTATAGATACAATCCCTCGATTCCATTACGCCGCCAGAATATTGAGTTTTGTGATGATCATATCCAGGGCGTTGATAGCGTCCAGAAGCTGAGATTCTTCGATCTTGATCTCTTTGCGGTTCAGTCTCTTCAGGAACAGTATCTGGCAAAGCCTTTCGAGGGTCTTCGCGAAATCGCCGGACAGCAGACACATCTTGCGAATTGTCGCCGGGGTTACGGCGTGAATCTCAAGAGCCTGATCAACGCTTGTGGGATCAAGCTCGCTGATGTCCAGGGCTGTTTTCAGCAGGTTGGCGTCTTCGGCTATTTTGGCTATTTCGGCGGCAAGTTCAACGTCTTCCGCTGAAGCTGTTTTTTCTTGCCTGCCGGGTCTGCCGGTATAGGCGAAGTTGGCGGAGCCTGTGGCTTGCGCCTGCTGCACAATCTTTTCGGCGTCCATCGTGTTGAGACCGGTCTTGGTCAGTACCATCAGAGCCTTGACTTTGCTCGTGCCGGTAAGCATGTGCTTATCCAGGCCGGTGACGCCCTTTTCATCGACATCATACACTCCGGTGGGCGAGTAGCGGACAACGATATTCGTTGAGGCCGTGACTTCCATGTCTGGAGTGTTTCTCTCTCTACCAATTTTCCTCATTCCCAGAATTTGGTAGTAGTCGGGGATTAAGATAGTGTTATCAATGATCTGCATCTTTTTTAATCCCTCGACAGGTTTAATTACGACGTTTCCGTCTAAACCGTCACGTATAGCCAGATACGACAGTTGGTTCCCTATGCGGTCAACTGATTTAAGCGTATAAGGCCCACTGACGAGATCGCCGTGTTTGATAAAGAAGTCGTCTCCAATACCGGGTGTAAAGCCTGATATGTCAGGTCTGCTTTCACCAAGCACCTTGATGTAAAAATTATTAACCCCCATATCGTAATAACCATCGGTAGTCAGAGTTACCGGTGAATTATCGTGGAGCTGGAAAGCCTCTCCACGATACTCTGTGCCTCTTGATACGAAATGTCCCCAATTCTTATTTGGTTTATAGGACGGCGCGGGGGCGCTTACATTTTCAAGCCTGGTAAAGGGCGGCAAGTCAGATAGAATGACGTAGCCTCTCCGCATCGCCATTTTGAGTATTTCGGGGCCATAGGTATGGGCAAACTCAGGTATTGTGCAGGACGCTTCTTTTTCAAACGTGGTGATGGTGACTGGAAGCGCGTTTTGTGAGTTCACCGTTATTGTTCTAACGCCACCATCATATGTTTCGTGAGGGCCGACACCCTCCAGTAATTCAGGGTGAAGCATGGCGATTTTGAGCAATGTGTCATGATGCTTGTCGAGAAAATCCTGCGAGTAGGTTCGCGCAGTCTTAAAAAGCTGCGCTCTATCCTTTTTAGGAACCGACTTAAAGGGCCATGAGCCTTGTTCGAGAAACTTTATTGTTCTCTCGTTAAGCGGAAGCATCGTTTTTTTGTCGGTATACAAGTCAAGCGGCGACATTTTATAACGGTTAATAACAATCGGAATGCGATATTTGTTGCTTAAAAGGATATACCCAAGGGCAGTCCCTGTGCTTTCGTCAATCTTGGGGCACTCAAACCGCTCGATCTTACCTCTGAGTCCGGGATACTTCGCCGTCAGCTTTGTTATGGCGATGTCCCCCCACTGTTGTGTGTCAGGAGGCAGAGTAATTTCGGATGTTGAGTTGAAAAGTTCTTTAAGCATAATTATTACCGCCACGGAAGGTCGTAATGGGAATAGTCGAAATCATAGGAAGTATTGTACTTTTCTTCGTGGTAAGAACACCCGAAGACGAAGAGGCAGTGCGCTTCTTCCGCAATATCTTCAAATAGCCGTAAAGCTCCCCGCTGTCGTATGATACGCGGGGAGCTAACGGATCTTTTTTATAACTTGCTGGCATATATATGATTATAGCATAATGGCTTAAACACAGAAAGGAAGGCGAATGAGCATCAACTTTTTACCGACTCATCATATGGTTGAGGGCGCGATAAATATAAAACTGATAAATATTAATCCAGAATACAATACTCTGCCTCTGGAAACGCCTTCAAGATCATATTATATTGAAAAAGAAACTCCTGAAAATCTAACTCCAATGGCGCAATGGCTGGCTGACAATGTTCCCAACGCCACAAGGAACAGAGGTTTGTTTACAGTCAAGGTTATTGATGACACGCGGACGCAAGGCGACATCAACAGAGAACAGAACGCAAGAACTCGTTGGGGATGGGGCCAGTATTTTAGCACCCCCGAACAGGCTCTTGAATCAACAGAAAAAATGATCAGAGCATATAACCTGGACGCGGAACCGGCTACAATAAAAGACTTCGACTTTCCTTTATACAATGGAGAGCCGGTAAGCGAATATTGGGAAAAAATCGCAAGCCATCTACAGTCGCAAGGGACAACGAGAATTATAATAACAGACCATAATCAGAATAAGGTTTGCTACCCGCCCAGCAGCGAGCAACGCACATGAACATCAAATCAATCAAATTTGCCATTAGGATTTACTGGAAAGAGATATTTGGAGACGATCCGTTTGTTCCTATAGTGATTGGGACTGCGATTGCCGCTACAATTTTAGGTGTAATTCTTTATAGGCTGTATGGACATCCATTTGACTATATTCTTGTTGGACTAGGTCTATTGGGGCTTGTTTACGCAAAGTGGGGAAAATACTAACCGCATATTGTTTGTCGAGACGGTTTCAGACTGTTTTCTTCTTCCTCTTCTCGTCGTCTTGCCTCTACAACGCCCTCAGAAAAACGATTACCTAAAGTGGCGGCGATTGTTGGCGGTATGCCAACTTTGGCGCCTAACACCACTCCAACGCCAGACGCAAGAATGCCAGCGGCCAATAGAGCGTCTCTACGCTTTTTGCGTTTCTTCGCTTCGGCCATTTTTACCAAGAAATCGGCTACAACTATCTGTCGATCATATCTCTCAACTACACGTTGAGCCGCTATCTTGAGTAGCTCTCTTTCCCTAGGGCTGAGGTCGGCAAGTCTGAAACAATTGATCATAGATCAATTATCTCACAAAAGAGGCGGCAACGCTTCTTTTTAGCTATTAGAGGCAGTCTTTATCAGCTTCTGCTCGCTCTTTTGAACATAGCCAAAATCCTGGCCCGGCTCTCATCGTCCTGAGCGGCTTCGCCTTGGCGCACGGCATCAGCAAAACTTTCACCAGGGCCTCTTCTTTTGTAAAATATGGCGTTCAGAATGTCCTGACCGTTACTAAGCCCCTCTACTATGGAACCTTCACACATCGCGTCCGCAAAGGTCTGGTCGGGGCGTCTGTAGGGTTTGTTGTCTGCACATCTGTCTCTTGACGCAGCATATCGATCATATCCCTGTTCAATTTGGAGGGCGAGTTCTTCTGGGATTGAATCAGTCATTTGGATGCCTCAAGCGTTCTATTACTCTTTTGTATTGACCATAGACAGATGGCTCGCGCCTGGACGCAAGGAGCTTGTCCAATTTTATTTCTTTGCCGGCATTAGGAGTGCGACTTTCCACCCATTCCAGATCGCTGGTGCTTTGTTCCAGTTGCTCTATACAGCTAAGAGATTTTATTTCTTCTGGGGTCAAAGTCATCTTGTATCCTTCAAATTACTTTCTTAAAGTTCAAATCTTTCAAACGAACCACCTATTTCGTTTAGAGCAGAGATAATTTGAGGGTTATTTACCGTCCTACGAAAATCTTCAGGTTGCTGTTTGTCGTCGAGCAAATCTTTAATCTTATGCGAATCAAATATTTTAGGGTTTTTGCATATACGATAAATTACAGAAATCGCTAAACATATAGCATACACAAGCACTGCCATATAGAGATAAAAGACAATATCAATAATTCTAATTATCATTTCTCACCGCTCCGCTTTAATTGAAGTGATTTTCGCAACATTGCAGGGTTACTAATCCTTCGATTTTAGACAAAACTTCTATGACTGAGGCAATTTTCTCATCAACATAGGCATTTACTTTCACACAGACTGTCTTGTGCATATTTAACTAACACCAATACCATTAGTGTACATCATCACACGTTCAACAAGGCTTCCATTGCTTCGGCATACCTGATCTTAATGTTAGGCTCTATTTCCGTTAAATAATTAGCATATGAGGCTGCCTCGTCCTTGGTCATTAAGGGTTTTGTCGTAGGAGCTTCTCGCAGCGCCTCAAATATACTACATAAACTGAGGGGCTTGCGTTCTGTATCTTCGGAGTCCTCACCAGGGCCATCCCATTCTTTAAGATCATAAGTATAATCAACCAAGTCTTCCCAATCCCAGGCTCCGAAATAGTCATACACCTTAGCCATAGTCACCATTTCTTGATAGGCGAATAGGTTGAAATCACTGTCTTTTAACTCTCTGGTGAGTTTGAGATTGCCTTCATCGTCCTTTTTGCATATCCATAAATCCCATTCGGCTTGGTCTGCGGAATTTGCTATGCCCTCGAATAAGTCCAGCACTTTTTCGAGCGCCGGCCCTCGTTTCATTGAGAGGTAAGAGTCATCGCTGATCGGAAACCTGTACGTAGCCAAAGCTCGTCTATCCGCCAGATACATCAGCTTCATAAGTTTGGCATGGTGCATTGAGCCGCCAGCGCGGTAGAGAAAGTAAGCCGCCATCTGTGCTACTTTGCGTACTTTATACATTCTCTCCTCCTGTCTAAAACTATTTTATCAGTATGTAGAGAGGTTTTGAGGCTTAAATTATTTTCCCATTACCCGAAACAGCTTTATTCAATCTATCCAACATCATAAAGGTATAAAACATCTGTTTGGGACTGGTGTCGCGGTAGTAAAGACTATAAACAAACTCTTCCGTGAAACTATCGCTTATTCGTTCTATGTTAATATCCAACAAGCGCATAGCAAGCAAAAACGCAAAATACTCATTAACTGTTATATATTTTGTGTGCTTTTGAAACGGTTGAATGGCTATTGGCTTTACTTTTGATAGCCAATAGACCAAAAACGCGGCCTGTTTATGTAATTCAGAATTGTCGGAATCATGGAAAGTTTCAAAGCGCTCCAAGTCTTGTGCTAGTGATTCACTTGCAATGTCAACTAGGATAGGAACCATCCGCAAACCAGAATTTCTATCGCGTGTTCTGAAAATTTCAAACTGGTTGTATATCGTTGCGGCAATACTGGTAGCGTTCATTTATTGTCTGTCGAGTGTGGTTTGGACGCAAAAAGCCTGTTAAATTTTTTTACGCAGGCATCCATAAACTCAGGGGTCATTTCTAGCGACTCACGGGTGAGTTCCTTCCCTTTGTTTGGTCGAGTTTCCGCTCCCCAATTATTGTAGTCTGGACTTGCCCTCAACTCTTGAATCTCGGCTAAACATTCATCATAACTCTTTGGGTGGTCTTCTGCATCCATTGCCGTATACCTCAAAATAGGTCAAGAATTATCTTACCCTAGATTTGTTTTTCTCGCCAATTTGTTCTGCTTATCCAATCAAGCATTCCAAATTTTAGCTGTTTGACAAGCACAATGCAACAAATACTGCTCTCTATCCTGTGAGAGAACACATTTATGTTACTTCTACAAACATTAATACCTCCCCTCACCGGAATCAGCAAGGTTTCCCGACACGAATGGGAGTACGGGATTGTAGCCGTGAATGTCGGATTTGTAACCGTAGGCGGCTCCTTCCTGCAGCCCTTTCTTGAGATAGCGGTATCCAAGGTGCGCGGCCCAATCACGGCTTTTGAGCGGCGCCTGTGTCACTCCCTCAAGGTGCGGCGTGTATGAAATGGGCTGGTGCATGGCTACTATCTTTTTGCCCTTCAGCTTCTGTATTTCATCCTCGCCAAGCCTCGTGCCCTTTTTGAAACCGGCGACGGGCTTGGCGAGAACCATTCCGTAAGCCTGTTCCGCCTGGACGTTGTAGGGCTTCATGGCTTTTTGGTTCCATGTGTTTATCGTTGAGAGCGGGAGGACTTCGTTCATAACGGCTGTCGGGTTTGTTCCGGCGTCTGTTACCTGACCGAAGCCGGCCATGCCGCGCACTACTGTCTCTATGTTCCTGCGGTCGGTTTTGATGCCGGTGCCCTGATATAACTTTTGAAGCGTGGAGGAGATGACATTGAGGCCCTTGTTGACGCCCAGGAGTTGCAGGGCCTGTTTGGGATGCGGCAGACCATGTGACAGCAGAGTTCCCTTTTCAACGGTGTCACCCGGTTTTACCAGGGGTTCCTTGTCGGTGAAGTGCTTGGTGTTGTCCACGAATATCTCGTATCCGCCCGCCGCGCCCTTGTTCACTTTTGTGACCCTGCCGTTGGTTGTCGCCATCGCCGCCTGTTGCTTGAATGTCTTGGGGGCTTGCAGGAACGAGGCTATGTCCTCGAATCCGCCGAACACACCGCCGCCGCCTGATGTCGTGCCGCCAAGGTGGAATGTCTTCATGGCGGCCTGTGTCAGAGGTTCCGATATGGCCTGTGCCGACTGGACGCCGATATTGTGGCCTATCTGGTAGAGGTTGCCCGTGCTGTCATGCCCCGCGCATTTCCGGCATATACCGTTGGCGGACTGGCAGGTGGCGGGCGACCTGACAATGACGGGCGCTTTTTTCTTAGCTATCTGGACTGCCATCTCTTTTGTGATGAGCTTGCACTCCTTTGCGAGATAGCGTCCGGCCAGATACGGGTCGTCCGCCGGAAGTTCCAGCCCCTCTTTTGTCTTGCAGTCCTCCTGCGAGACAACGATGGACATTGACGTGTTGACTATCTCTTTGTTGAGGGCACCGGGCTTGCTCGTCATCAGTTGTTTGTCCAGTGAGCCTTTACGCGCTCCGTAGAGCGTAGTCCAATAATCGGGGAAGCTCATGCCCTGGGCGTAATTCGACAGCACCGGACGTTCTATCGGCTTGCCGTCATGATCCTGCAAAATACCGGGGGCGTAGAGTATCTGTTTGACCTGCTCCGCCGACCCTCTGGCTCCGCTGGCTGCCATGACCACAAAGTTGTTGGTCTTGTCGTCAAGCGCCTGGGCTTTCACTTTCGCGTCGGCGGCCACCATCTGAGGAAGTGTCCTGGCTCCTTTGTAAGCCTGCGTGACAACGCCGCGGTCTGCCTCAAGGTCTTTGAGCGACAGTGAAAAGCCTACGTCCGTGGCGGCCTGGTCTCCGATACCCTTGATGGAAGTAACTATGCGGTTGTAGTATTCGGGGTATTTCTTCGCTATCTCCTCAAGGCGCTTCTCCACATCGGCCTTTGTGATGCCAGCCTTGAATTTGGATACGCGCTTGGGGAGCAGTTTGTTGATTTTACTGAGGCCGTCCTTGCTTTGGGACATGAGGTGCAGCCCCAGAATGGCCTCCTGATCAGGTGTGTAGTTGAGCCTGTTGTCTCTGGGGTTATAGAGGTTCTTGCTCGGCATCATTTCAAAGGCTTCTTTCCGGGCTGCTTCTGTGGCCGGAACATGAAGCGTCGCGGTGTCGCCATCAAAGTCCATGCTGAAGGGTTTGACTATAGTGCCGGGCACTTCGATTGACAGCCCCTTGGTCAGGGTTGGCTGAAAGCCCATGATGGAAAACTTATGCAGAGACGGCGCACGGTTCATCAATACCGGGCGATCAGACATGGCTGCTTCCAGGGACTTGCGGCCAATGTCGTCCAGCTCCTCAATATGCTTTTCGGCCTCTTTGTGGGCATAGCCAATGTTTTTGAGGTTCTTCATGGCAAAGGGCTTGTAGATTGTCTTTGCTATCTTTTCAGGTATTGCTATCTGATCCATGTTCAAATTGTTGTTCAGCACGACGGTTGCGCGTCCGGTGAGGTCGACCTGCTTTCGGACTACCTTTGACTGGAACATACCGCGCTTGGGGCTGCCCTCGCCGGTGATGATTCTTAGAGCGCCTTTCGCGCCCATCTTGCCTGTCTGCTCCGAAACCGGAGAGGCGACGCCCTGGATCGCGCCCAAACTCTGATACAGTGTCTGTGTCAGTTCAGGACTTTTAGTTCCGCTCTTGAGGGCTTCATTTGTCACGCCGAGATCGCGATACAGCATATTGAGCGACGAGACTTCCACGTTGCCGCTGGGAAGCTCGAAAGCCGGTCTGAACTGGGGCGGCATGACGGGGACAACGCTTGTCATGTAGGCTTCTTTCGGCTTCATGCCGAGTTCTTCAAGGGCTTTAAGCAGCTTCAGCTCCTTTAGCATCGCTTCTTGTTTTGTCTTTGGGGCGGTCTTGATGCCCTTTGTGATCTGGTCAATCTTGCCTCTGACGTTGATGCCGGACAGCTTTTCGGATATTGCCTTGTGCCCGTCCTCGTCTTTTATGGCTTCCTGAAACTGTTTCTCAGTCATGCCAAGCAAGGTCTTTACCGGCGAGGCGAACATTGGGTTCACAATCGGATGCGCCAGTGTAATCTTCGACCACTTCTGCCCGTTTGAGCCGCCTGTCAGAAAGCGGTCAAAGAGTCCGCCCTTGATGGGGTTGCGTTTGTGGTCTAGCATCTTGAAGTTACGCAGCTCGTTTGTCCCCGCGTAATCAAGAGCGTCCTTGTCGGTCATGGGGGCCAGTATGCGCTTTGAGCCGTCCGTCCTTACGTTTACACCGGCGGCGTTAAGCGTGGCCTCAAATTTGTTGTATATAAAGGGAACCTGCGGCTTGGGAAGCGGCAGGCCGTTTTCGAGGTTCTGCCAGTAATCCGCGTTCCCGTCGCCGCGGACAGTGGAAATCTCGCTGACGACATTGCGCTTGCCGTGGGAAAGCAGACTGTACAATGTCAGCGGGTCAACGGCCTTTGAGCCGTCCTCGCCGCCTTTGATTGGCTTGTTGTCCATGTCATACATTCCGACATCCCTGGCTGACACATTCGCTGTAGCGGTTTTGAACAGCTTCTGTATGACGGGCCTGCCGACAAGCACCTTGCCGTATTCTTTTTTGGTCACTGGGTCTATGAGCGTCTCGGTGTCTGAGATGCCGTGTTTCTTTAGGTCTGCCTTGACTTTTTCCAGGGACTTCTCGTCAAAGTTTTTGACTAGGTAGGGCTTTCCCGTCTTTTCGGCTATCTTGCTCGCGGCGGTCTCAATGAGCTGGCCGGGGGTCATGCGTGTGATTACGCTGGCGGGTGAGATTATCACCTCGGTGGACGCGCCGCCGGCTGTCTGGGGCATTTCTTTGTCGGCCACTATCGCGGTTATCACGCCCTTGTTGCCGTGACGCATTGAGAGTTTGTCGCCGACGATGGCGGGGGATTTGGTCTTTATGCTAACCTTGGCGTTGCTTCTGTTGACCGTGGCGGCGACTACCTCGCCGGGATTGAGCGCCGTCCATGTCTGCGAGGCGTCCTGGTATGGCTGCACAAGCGACCTGTGGAGGCGGTTGAACATCAGGTCTTCATTCGTGCCTGTGGTCTTTTGCAGCGTGAGAGCTGTCGGGTCTCCGGGTTCGAGGATAACGCCCGGTTTCGCCAGTCCGTTGTCGTCTATCTTTGCCAACTGCTCTTTTGTGTACTTTGTCGGGTACAGGGACATGAACTTTTTCTTGTCTATTATAACGTCCTCGCCGTCTTTGGCGATATGAGTCTGAATCATGTGGTTGGACGTGAGCTTTTTGGCGGCTGTTTCTGAAACAACAATGCCGTCCTCGAAATTCAATCCTTTCCAGGGCATGTAGGCCACTCTGAGATTGGAGCCGAGGGCCAGTGTGCCGTTCTTTGTGAAATTGGAATCCGCTATCAGCTCGTCCTTTTTGAATTTCTGCCCGACTTGCAGCTTGTCTATGCCCTCGTGTGTTAGATAGGATTTGTTTTGCAGTTCAAAGTCTTTGTAGTAAGGTATTTTTATGTCGCCTTTGCTTGTAGAGAAGATGATATGTGACTTGCTTATCTGCTTAATGGAACCATTTTCGGGCGCTTTAATAGCAAAGCTGGCGTTTCCTGAGTTGGCTGTTAAGGATTCGATTGATTTTTCGCCCGCCAGCGAAGTTTGAACCAACGGGGCTTCCCTGTTTTCAAGGGATATTGCCTGGGCTATCTGCCTTGTAGCCATGCCGAGGCGATTGCCCTGGTCGTGGTGCTGAAGCGGTATAAACTGGCTGGCTATGCCAAAGGCTGAGGCTGTGTCGCGCAGTTGGTGCGTCACTTTGGCGGCGTCAATCTGCACCTGCTTGCCGCGGTGTATGGCCGTGACCTTGCCTTTGAGTTTCTGCTGGGGCAGTGCTATAACTTTGTCAAAAGCCTGAAGCGCGGAGAGTTCCTCAACCTTGTTGGTCTTGACGTTCTTGAATTTGGATACAATCTCATTGCCTCTTTTACTGGCGTCAACGGTCATATTGAGGACAACGCCGATCTTGTTGGACTCCGGCGTGTTCACGGGATCAAGGAAGCCAAGGTGCGTGGGGTGCAGGGCCTGGCTGTCGGGCATTATCGCTTCGGGATTCTCTATGCCGCCCTCGCCTGTGATTGTGACCTTATCGTTGCCTTTGAGCATCGCTATTGGGTTTATCTGGCTTGGATTTTCTGAGAGCGCGGCGGAGTTGAAGAACGAGTTGATTGGTTTGCTGAAATACTGAGACGACACTATTTTTGTCAGGTCGTCGGACTTGCGGAGTCTGCTCGCGAGCTGATGGCGGATACCGTTCTGGCTTCTCCTGAGCTTCTCGGTGACAAAATCCGGCGTTGAATGCAGTGTCTTAAATGCCAGGGCGTCGCGGTCGTCGGAGTCCTCTATCTTGCGGCTCACGTTCAGAACCTTTTCCAGGCCGCGGAGAATGAAACCGCCGTCAAGTCTGTCAAACTTCTTGCCCATCGTTATCTCTGTAACCTTGGGGTCGAGCTTGGCGTTCTTCATTGCCTCGGAGAGTTCCTGAGCCATTTCAGCGACGGACTTTTGTTCGGCGCCGATTGCGTATGGGTTGACCGAGCGGTAAAATCGCCTGATTTCATCGGACATCTTGGCGTCCGTCAGCTTTTCGGTATTGGCCTTATAGACATCGGCGCCAAATGTGCGCTTCATCTGCTCGTGCGATACGCCCAGGGCGGACAGAACCGGTATGGCGTTGATTTTGGCCTGATTCACATTGATGGAGAGGTTCTTTGTCTCAGGGTCTATGCCAAGCCTGATTTGCTTGAATCCGTCGGGATTGACGTGGGCCTCAATCTCGCCGTTCTGCTTGGTGCGGGAATAGAATCCGGGGCGGAGCCGCAACTGGTTGTTGATTTGATACTGGACGCCCTGCACCACGTACGTTCCGTCGCCGGTCTGCGTGGGGACCGTCGCCAGCTTCATTGTCTTGGTTTCTGTCTTGCCATTGGCCTGTGTAAATGTGACGTCGCCCATAATCGCCACGCCATAGGTCTTGTCCAGACGCTTGGCCCTGGAAATGGCGTGGTAATTGGTCGGGTCGGCGTTCTCGGTATTGGATACACGCAGGTTGGAGACGGTGAGTGTCTTGTCGCCCGATTTAATCGGGAATGTGCTTTTTATCTGGTTGATAACAGAATCAATCAATGGCTGGGTTTGGTTCATATATTAATTTTAACACGCATTGATGTATAATATAGTTATGCGCTATCCACAATCAAATCAGTTGCCTATACCTTTAACAGGGGGGGCTTCCAGAGGTCGATTGGGGCAGAAAGATAGTTTTTGGCAAATATATCCGAGGCGAGGCTGATAACGGATACTTTCCCAAAACATTTGCCGCAGATCAAAGCCGCTCTTGCCCCGTCTTCAAAGCCCCCGAAAACGGGCTGGTCATGTGTGTCTTCCACAACGACACAGTTAGTAGTTACATATCTTTTTCTTTTTATATAAACAGAGACAAAAACAATTTCGATTGGCGTGACCGCGTATGCGTCGCGCGCGCGGTTAAATCAGACTCCAAAAGCATATGGATACCAATCAACAAAGACGATGTGTTTAGCGTGGATATATTTTCGTCCAACGCGATAACAGTGGACTGGCAACACGCCTTCGCTATGTTTTGGCCGTATAGGACAAGCTGACACCGCAAAAAATAAGGGCGTTTTGTTATAAACACTATTATTTTTAGCTATTGCTTGCAGGGGGGCAGTGCGGTAGAATATAAATACATATTAAAAGGAGAAAATGTGATTACGAAGGTTGGAAATATTCTAAAAATTGCTGATATTTATCAGTTCAACACTAACTCTAGTGATGATTATTTAGAAGGTTATGATAGCTATGGCGGTAGAATATGGAAAAACAATAAATATCATAGCCCGAACTGGTCGCTACTTGCTAAAGAAGACCCAAGCGGCAAAGAATTAAATTTTGAACCGATTGAAAAATTCAAAAAAAACAAAAAAATATATAACATGGCATCAAAATTAGTAAATGGCGCGTATTCGCCCTCATATTATGATCGCGTTCACGACGTGTATGCCATTAATTACGATGAGATTCCTCCTGGTGATACTCCTGTATTAATTAGGCCGTCTAATGATTCATCTAATGCTAAAAGTTCTGTGAAAGGAATAGTAAAAGGCGTTGCTCTAGGAGGGGTTAGCGGGGCAATTCTTGGCAGAGCGTTGTCCGGCAGTATTCGCGGCGCTGTTAGTGGCGCTGTTTCAGGTAGCATTCTTGGAGGAGGGATAGGCGCTCTCCACAAAAAAGCCAACGAGTTGTCCCGTAAAGAGCGCAGAGACGCTTTTGAGAGTAAAATATTAAATCCGCAAACGACTAAAGATTACGCAAGAACTTTTGGAATGTTCGGTGCAGGTATAGGTGCTGGGCAGTCACTCAAGAAGATAATTGAACACCGCAAAGAAATAGGCGAAATGACTCGACATTTACCAGGCGGAAGAAAGGCTGCTATTGTTGGTCTTGGTATCGACACCCTTGCAAATGCTGCGTTATTAGGCGGTATCGGTGCTGGTGTTGGCGCTGCTACCGGAACATTCATAAACAGAAAACGTAAGACCTAATAATATTTTAAACAGTAAGGATCATTGAGTTGGCAACTTTGCCGCTCTCTGTTCTAAAGCATCTAGCCTGACAACAAGACTTTTGATTTCATCAATCTCTTTGTCTGCTATGCCGCTCCACAGTTTTGTGTGTTTATCCAAAATCATCCATTTGAGTGCAGGAACACCATTCCAAACAAGCCCCATCCAAGCTGGATAGTTGAGGGTAAGCGGGTTCCTGTTACTAGCGATAAACTTACCTGCGTTCACAGCAGCAAATGCGCCATATGCGATTGACAACATCACGCGAAAACGTGGGTTTAAGTTTAGTGGCAGAGTATCGTTCACTATGGTTTTACAAAAATCAGCATCATAAAAATATAGTTGCTTGGCGGCATATAGAACCCTCATAAGCACTTCCATAACGGTCACGGGAAAACTCATAGTTACAAAATGCCGAAAATCGTATCCATGAATATACATCCACTCAACTTGTGCGCCAAAAGTTGAATCGCTAACCGGAACAAATTCGACCATTCTTAGCAAAGACATAAATGGGACTGGTAGTCCCATGCCCCTATTACCCATTGCTGATGGAGCGTTCACATCAGAAGCAAGATGTCCTAACATTAACCGCATTTGCGCCCAGGGTGAATTGTAGGGCATAGTTACCGCATCGCTCTTAAACCTCTGTAATTTACCATTATACACTGCCGTAAGGGTATTGTTCTTCATATCCAACGGGCCGAATAAAAAGCCTAGTATCGGATCGTGTGAGAGGGCGCGAAGTCTGTGATTGGTGGGGCTAACAACCTTACCCGGTGAACCAATTAGATTTTGACTAACTGATGTATCCGCCGATCCAATTTTGAAGCTGTTACTTAATTTGGCTGTCTTATCGGGAGGGAAGATTGCATTAAACATTTTTTGTGTTGCTTTGTTAAATGGGCCATTAACGGGCGTAGTAAACTTTGTTATGAAAGGCGTTGGCATACCAACGTAAAAAAAGTCCAATCCCCCGCCAATAATTCCGCATAAACCGGCTATAGCATAGTCATATACGTCCAAACCATAACGAGCATTAAAATCCTCGATAGACTTATCAATACCTTGCTTGACAGCAGCAAGATCATCAATAGATAAAATGTCTTCTATCTTTACCTTATTAGGGTAACGTGCCTCAGCTTCAGCCAATATCTTTTCGGGTTCAATATAACATAACTGAATGCTTTGGCTCATTTCATCATATATTTTTTGTCTGCGTTCTTCTATTAATTTTGGCAATATATTTGTATTTTTGGTCAAGACGGCTAATCGAGTCTTTAATTCTTTTATTTCTATGTCAATTTCATCATGAGATGACTCTATAGATTTTTGGCGCTCCTGTAGAAGTCGAATAGCCTTCATCGTTTTTTGGATTTCGGTATTATTCGACTTCTGTGACTTTTTGTTCTTTTGTTGTGCGTTACTTAAACTGCAACCACAAATTATAGATAGCGTTATGACGGTTATCAAAAACTTCATATTATTTTTGTGAAATCGCACGAGCTTCTAGCATAAATATTTGTCCTTTCAGGATAGCTATCTCATTTTTATAATATTCCGCATTCGCAATTAAACGATCTTGTACGCTATACAACCGTGAAATCGCTACATTTAATGCGGCGGATAGTTTAGCCATTCTCTTCTTATCTTTGTAATAATCGTGCGCGATGTAAGCTCCACCTCCAAGAACAACAACTGGAATCACTACCACGCCCACGCCAGTTGCCATGCCACCACCAGCAATACTGCCAAGTGTCGCTAACCCACTTGTAAGACCTGCGGCGGAAAGTCCATTGACCCCCGCAAACCATAACGCTGTATATGATATTGCTCCGCCTCCAACCAGCCCAGTAATTCCAGCTAAAGCGGTATCAAGACCAGGGGCAGACCTTTCGAGTTCTTGAAAAATAGCGAGAATCTTTTCGTTAGCCTCCTGAATTTCTGCCGAGACCTGTGCGCTATTTAGGGTGTCAGTCTTCCCTGATGCTAGAACCTGTAACCTAATCACTGCGGATGAGTTGCCATTCTTAGCCGCCATAGCATAGTATTTCGCTGCTTCTTGGCGATTTTTCCCTATCCCGTCCCCAAGATCGTACATCAAAGCCAATGAAAATTGTGCGGTCGGATGTCCTTTTTCAGCCGCTTTTTGATACCAGTAGGCAGCTTTTGGCTTGTTCTGTTGTGTCCCCTCGCCTTTCTCATACATAGCTCCAAGAGTGTACATTGCCATCAAATCGCCGTCTTCCGCGGCAAGCAAGCACTGTCCAAAGATTTCCTGTGGTGTGGGGTTGGGCGCTTCTTCTCCCTTTGAAGACTGTAGCTGTTCTTTAGTTTCTTTACTTTGTGCGCGAGAGCATCCCCAATGACTACCAGCGCAACCAACACAAAGCAATAACGCGATTAGAGTTACAGAAACGCACGACTCAACTTTTCTTTTAGACATACCTCTCCTCCTTACCAAGAGACGTACATCCTACCAGAAATGCCTTATGTTTTCTCCCTGGATTGTTTCAGGGCGATCAGGATGGACGAGAGACCGGTCAGGAAAGCGGCGCCGTCGTCCAGCCATCCGACTACAGGAATGACATCCGGGATAAAGTCTACAGGAGAAACAATATATACCAGGCTGGCTATGGGGATTAAATATCTTGTGACGATTTTACGCATGTCTCTCACCAAGAGACGTACATACTACCAGAAATGCCTTGTATTTTCTTCACTTCTTTGTCACGAGAGACGCCATTATTGAGTCAATCCACGATTTAATACGATCTTCCGATTGTTTGAGCATGTCGAGTATTTCTTTTTGTGTTGGGATTTCTTTCATACGGTGTCCAATGCTTTCCAGTTTTGCCGTGAAAGCCCCGCGCATTTCCTTAATTTCAGAAATCGCTTCGTCGTGCGCTTTTAGCTTATCCCAAAGATCCTTGTTGCGCTTATCATCTCTCGCTTTTATTTCCAGTATTTGCATCTCAAAGTGTTTCTTCTGCGCTTCAAGCTGAGACTCAAAGGATGCTTCCATTTTTTCCATAGCGCGTGAGTTAGAATTCCAAATATAGGCGGCAAATATGCCCAATAGACCAACCGCGCTGTTCATTATCCATTCGGTGTTAATCGTTGACATTGTCTCTCCTTTGTTGTGTTTGTGTCTGGTTTAGATACGCCTTGAGACGTGTTTCCAGATCCAGCCCCCAGGCCGTAAGAAGTTCTCTGTCAGCGAGCAGTATCTTTGCGAGGTCTTGGATTGTGAGTTCTTTAAGGTCTTTGAGATTCGCGCTTGGCAGAAGCGGGCGCGGGGGTATGGTTGGTTCCGGTGCGGGGACGACTATGTATTCCCGGATTACCAGTGTTTCAGGCTTCGGCGCGGGAGGGCACGGTTTGACGCAACCGAGAACGCCAATAGCCAAACATATAATAGTTATCACGCTTTTCATATCTATCCCCTAATTGGGCGCCAGACGATTGACTACAACTTGAGCTTCGGCAACGGCCCAGGCTATAAACTCTTCCGCGTCGTCTGATACGGGCTTGTCTAAGATTGCCTGCGCGTGCAGTTCGCCTTTGACGCGATGCGTGGCGGCTATAACGGCGGCGTTTGAGATTGCTTCGGACTGCGATTTGGCGTCGGCTTTTATACTCTCTATCAGTTCGGCTTGAGGAACAACGAGGCGGGCCAGTTGGTCTTTTTCGGCCTGTAGTTTCCCAATCTCGGAGTTTAGTCCGGCTATGGTTTTGTCCTGTTTGCTGGTGCGCCGTGCGCTCACAACCACAATGGTTATGAGAATGACAATTAGAAGCAGCCATATTTTATTCATTTTTTACCCGACTCTGCCAACATAGTAAGCATCCCATTGCATTGCGCTTTGTATATATCGCGTTCTTCTTTCAGATTTTCGTTTTCTCGCCGCAAACTTATGATTTGAAGCTCAAGCTGCTCTGCTCTTGCTTTTATCTCTTCGAGCGCCCGCGCTTTAACTAAAAGTTCGCAGACAAATCTGTTGTGTCTGTTACGAAACATCCAAAGGCTATCCATTATCCATCTCAAAAATTTCATTGTTCTTTTGCCTCAGCAAAGTTACCTGCCGTAAGCATTCCAAAAGAGCCAATAATAATAAAAGTAGCAAAATCTCTAAGAGGGCCGTTTATTTCAAACCACAATCCCAAAATACACAATACAGCCCCCAAAAGAAAAGCGAAGAAAGCAATCATCCGCTTAGTGCTTGGAGCGTTTGGACGTTCACAAAGTCCTCTTAAAACAAATGGAATAATACCAGGGGGCAAAGAGGGCCATTCTTCTTTAGAGTGAGCCTCCTCTTCTTCTTTAATAATTTCCTTTGGAGGATTATTTAAGGCGTCCTCCAAAGGCGGAAGAAAGGCGAAATCATCCCCTTCCGTTTTCTTTTTATCCTGGCGTTTCATATGGTTTATTATAGCACGGCTATACCCGCAAAAACACTGGATATTTTGTTATAAACATTATGAGGGAATAATAACTTTCCCCATTTTATAAGGAGGTTTTATGCAAAAATCCAATAACGAACTGGTTCACGAGATTGTCCACGAATTTGAACAATCCTGCGATAACCTGAATCGCGCTATTGATTTCGCGTTGACGTCGTTTGCCGAGAAGCTCGACGAAATGCACATTGACAGCAATGATGTGCAGGAAATCAAAAACATTCTGTCCACCCAGACAAGCGCGCTCCTGAAAATCGTCAAACTCGGCGACTACAGCAACGTGCCGGACAGAGAGGAACTGATTGCGCTGACGACGGAAGCAAAGGGTCTGGCGACATCGTTCAAAGACATGACGCGCTTATGCCGAATCGGCATGAAAGCCCTGGTTCACTTCGTCAAAACGCAGTTCTGAAGCAAAACAAAGGCCGCCAACATTGGCGGCCTGTTCTGTTGTTCCTAAGAGATTTTGACTATTTGAAGATACTACGGAAGAAGCGCACTGCCTCTTCGTCTTCGGGTGTTCTTACCACGAAGAAAAGTATTATGCTTCCTACTATTTCGACTATTCCCATTTGAGGCTCCACAAAAACAATGGTTGGGAAAGGATTTAGCAGCAACTAACTGTAAGTTGCCGCCAAGTATGTAACGGTATATATCTCTTCAGAGTGTTCTTGTCTGTTCCTTCTATTAGTTTTATCTTGTTTCCTGCGCGACCACAGCCTCTACGGGCTGTCGCTTTACCGGGTCGTCGTTGTCAGCCACGTTACCTCCTGTAAAAAACACATGGTAACAACAATATAGAAAGGGGGAAGCCCCTTTCTTTTAGCTATAATTAAAACAGAAAGGAAAACTATATGTTAAGCAACTTGATTGTTATATTACTGATTGTTGGGGCGGCGTCACTTTTTTATTGGAATGTCGCGCAACCGGTTCTGTTGCGCCCCCATGTCTATCGTTTATCATCTCTACGTGACAGTCTACGTTGGGAGATGATTGAAGGCCGACTTGACATAGACGACAAAAACGCCGCGACCCTAAGCCGCATTATTGAAGCAATCACAGCCAATGCTCAAACGATGAGCATATTGCATTTCTTTTGGTTCCGCTTCGTAAACCGCAATAGGGAGATGCCCGATAATATTAAGCGATACTGCCGCGATGCGCCCGATACAATCAAAAAGCTGAATCGTATCGCAATGGAGACATCTATCGCTATTATGTTGATCAACGCTCCTGTGTTCAGCGTAATCTTTTCGACAGCGCTGTTGCGAAAGCGGCTAAAGGCTCTGGGCACTGCTGATGACTTTGTTGTGCTCTTTAATAATCCAGGAGTTGTTTAGCGTCTGGTCTTTGGCGGCGTCAACTATTGAAGTCGAAAGCATTCGTTCTCCGGCGGAGCTGTCCATTAAGCGCATCAGGTTTTTAATGGGTTCGGTGTCCAATCTCCGGCCCTTTTCATCGCGAGAAAGATCGACATACAGCTCATTGGCTATCCTTATTCCTGAATAGTCGGATATTTTCATTATGTTGTAGGCGTCTGGAGGGTTGGGGCCTACGCAACTGTGGAAGATGGCGAAGTCCTCGAAAGATGCTATTTTTCTTTTTGTGTTTTTTCTGTAATCCTCTTTGAATCTGCTTTTGTATATCTTTGCAATTTCTTCCGCCTGTTTTGTTGGTTTTTTGAAGTCGCCAACCGCCATAATCGGCTCACTGCCAATCAGAGCCATAGAATAGTCAAGCGAAGTCTTAGCTTGCCCGGTCGGGGAACCAAGTATCGGGTCGTGCGCCAGGGCCGTATTCGTTATGTCTTCATGGCAGTAACGCGGATAGCTAAGTTGCAAAACGATTGAATAGCTGCCCTGGGCGCTCCAGGACTTTGAGCAGCTCTCGCACCAGGCCATGATGTGAGGGCCGCTGTCGCTGATGATAAGAACACTGTGGCCGGGCACAATATCAACCGTTGACGTGACCTGGACTGAAATAGAGCGGTTCTTGAAATAGGATTGGAGGAATTCATAATTCAGAAGATTTTTAAGTGTGGAGAGTTGTTTTTGGGTTTTCTCAAAATCTTCTGAGGTCGAAAATTTTTTGACTTCGGCTTCTGCTTTGGCAATGTCTTCTTTCTTCGCGTCTTTTTTTTCTTTTAACGTCTCAAGTCTTTTTTGCGCGGCGATATACTCCGGGAACGAGGCCCTCATGCTGGACTCAAGACTGTCAAGCGATTGCTGGTAGGCGGTGTTAAACTGGACGTCAAAATGGCTCGCGCCGTATTCATGTTCGTACGGGGAATATCCGCGATCCGTCCTCCATAACATATGTTCGCTTTTCGGCGCGGAGAATGAGCGAAAATGTCCGTCCGGGTCGTCGAATTTAGGCCCCACAACCACTGTGGTTGTGAATGGCGCATCCACGAATGGAATCCTTACTTTATACCTGTCCCGCGTAGGCTCGCTTAAATAATTGTAGCTCATTGACATGGAGACAACTTGATCCGGGAACAGGATATTGCATTTTGGAGGTATGGCTATTATAGACTTTGGTTTTACAAAAAACTCGGCCATGCCGGGGTATTTGCGGTTATTTAAAGCGAGAATGTCTGCTGTGGCGCTGCCTTTGCTACTGCTCTCATAGTCTTTGGAAGCTCCGAGCGTCATTGGTAGAAATGTGGCTCTCGGAATATTGTAGATGTCGTAATATCCATACGAAAGCACTCTGAACGCTATATCAAGGTACGAGTTCAGCCCCTGAAGGTCTCCGCAGTTAAGAGCCGTTTCGCCAATAATGTCAAAGGTCTCCTGGGTGTTTAAGAACTTCTTGGTGAACTCATTCGTGGGCACACCATACAATTTACGATTCAGGCCGTAATTCGTCAGAAACTTTCTGTACCACCAGGGGTTTGCCCGTTCTGTTTGCTCCAGCAACGGCTTGGCTCCGTCTCTGCTACAGATAAAGCCCTTGCCATTATAGAAGTAACGGTATCCCGTTATGCCGTCGCTTTTTTTGCCGTACGGCTCGTTGGTCAATACGCACGCGGTCGCCATCCCGACATCGTACGAGTTCTGCTTTACGATCTGGGAGAAGTAATTCGTAAGAACGCCGTCGATCCTGATATTGAGTGAGGTGTCCATTCCTCTGTTGTCCAGCATTTCAAGCTGAGTGATATAGGCGTCCAACTGTTTGCGCTGGCTCCATATAATTCCGTCTGTGTAACCGGTAAAATTAAACTGAACGCTTCCGTTGACGTCTTTGCTTTCGCTCTTGGCTACAAGCGCTCCGTCAAACTCCAATTCTGACGGGCTGCTTTCCGTGTCCTGGCGCCATATCTGGAACTTTGTATAGCGTCTGAGATTGATAATCCACGGAGAATAGGGAATACTTACATCGCATCGCGCCAGTGTGTTAAATCCGCTATGCACCTGAAAAGCAATCATAGGGGTTTTAACACCGGCTATGAATAGGTGGAATTTTGGGGTGTGGATCATAGGTTTTGCTGGAATGTGCGGCCAATTCTCTTTGCGCCGCCCAGCAGTCTCGAATTTGAATTCGCGAAACTCTGTTTCCAGGTCAGACCGCCGCCAACACCTTTTGCAACGGAATGTCCGTAATCAAAAGCGCCCCCCATTATGGCTCCCCGGCCAAAACCCTTGCCGAAAGCCCCTAATCTGGACTCGCCCGGCTGGGCGGTTGCCGCTGAAACTGTTCCGTCCAGAGCGCCCCATCCCAATGCTGATTTTGCCGACCCGGCAAACAAGCCTTTGTTTTTATACAGGGCTTTGCCTGTCGTCGCTACAGCACCAAGAAGCGAAGATACTTTGGAAAACGCGGGAAGAGCTTCTTTATAAGTCTGGTTAAGCCGCTGGAATGGAGTGAACTGACCCTTGGGCATCGTAGTTCTTTTGATGTGGTCCATGTGCGACCCCACTCCCATTGCTCCACCAAACACAGCGCCCCATTTGGCTCCGCTCAACGCGCTCTGCATTTTCTCGCCGCTTGGTGCTGAAATGGCGTTTATGCCGGCATTAACGCCGGCGTCGACGGCTCCGTGAGCTATGACTTTTTTAGTTACGGGATTTGACCACAATCTAGTTCCAAGCCTCGCCAATTGGGGAACAAAGGCTTTCTTTTCTATTGACCCTTTCGGGCCAAGCGCTCTATAGGCTAAGGCTCCTCCCAATACACTGGCGCCAACACCTAACATGTATCGACCATATCGTTGATGTAGTTTCTTTGGATCATAAGAGAACCCCAAAATGGGCTTTGCGTATGACGTGCCCTTTTCTGTTTGATCGAGTAAATCTCTAATGGCAAAAGCCGCTGTGCCAGCGGCCAAAGCTGAACCAACATTACGGGCATTGAGTGCGCGATGAGAAGTTTCCTTGACGTTGGACGAGTCACCCAAGCGCTTGATAGGATCTGGCAACTTCTCTTTGATGGGCATTAAATTCTTCCGACAAGGGACTGGGCTTTTTTTGCGAGATTCCTTGAGCTTTGAAGCATGGCAGCGCTGTTTTGCAGGTTGTCTATTTCGTTTTTAGAGAGCGCTTTTGACACTGTTTCAGCGGTTTTGACTTTACCTAGTCCCAATTTGTTATTAACCTTAGCTGATCCCATAGCACCACCGGCGGCTCCGCCAATAACCGCTCCTTTTAATGCACTCTTTATTCTGTGGTCTTTATCGCCAAGAGTACCGCCTATAATCGCTCCCGGAACGGCTCCTTTAATAACGCCCAAACCAGTACCGCCAATCAATGAGGCGGTTGCTCCTTCCGCTCCCATTCTGGTTAATCCAGCGGCTGAACCAAGAACTCCGCGCCTTCCAAGCCAAGCTCCTATTTGTCTAATTAAAGACTCTTTAACAGCGGCTTCTTTTGTTAAGGATAATATATTGCCAACTTTTGTTATCATGATTTACCTCTATTATAAGAATAGCCTAACAACTAAAAAATAGCAACTGTCTCCGGCTTAAAAAATTCCTCTTTTACCGGGCATTCAAAAATCTGGTGGAATTCATTGGTGAGCGGGGCAAGGTCTAAGGAGCCGTCCAGGGGGACGTAATAGTAATCATATGGGAGGCTGTTATATAAGATACGGCTTGTTTCGGCTTCGGCGTTGGTATTGATAAACAGAACAGGGCTGTCCAATCTGTCAAGTACCGGATTGGAATAGTTATGTCCCGCCGAGAGCCTGACTGTGGGCATATCGCGCACGGGGGTCTTGTAGGTGACAGTTGCCACGGGGAAGATTTCCGGGTGATACGGGGGCCACTTCACAGAAAACACGTCATTTTGAAGCGCGGGGGTTAATTCAACCCGCTCATAATTTACCAGGGTCAGGACGCCCGACGGGGTATGCGGGGGTATGGGCGATTCCAGATCGAGCCTGTATATTCCGTTGGCATTGTAAAGAACGCGCCCCACAGGAATCGCAAAGCCTGCGCTCATCACTGTGAGCGGCACGTCTCGGCGCCCGGAATAGTACTGGTTAAGGAATATCGTTTTTGAGCCGGGGATGGTATTTATATTGGCAAATATATCCTGAACCCGCCATATATATGCTTTGAGAATTATATTATTGACATCATGGGCGGGGTGTGGAAGAGTGAACGTATCAGATGTAACCCAAGTCGGACTAACGCTTTGACGTTCAAATAGCTTGCCAATCAAAACCAATCCAAAACCGTTTGAATCGGACGATTCCGGTATAGATAACTGTTCCCTTAACGTAATTTCCATATAACCCATTTTAACACAAAGGAGTGAAACGATGGAATGTTGTGCCATTGATACTACGGCTGATTATGATATAGAGGCAGAGACAGTAAATATATGCGACATTTTAGACGTATGCGATGATGTAGAATACACGGTACGCGCAGTTAGAAATATCGTAAAAGAGAGTTTGGGCAGAAAAGAGGGATTGCGGAATATTTTAAGGGTTGACGCTAATTGGAATGAAGAGCGCCAAGCTGTTATCCTTCCGGCTGACAGCGTAAAAGCTGACAACGCAGAATTTGACCGCGACTATCGCGATCTAAACAACGTGTTAGAGGCGGCTTTTAAATTCCGTCGCAATAACCTTGACAATGATCATTATGAGGCGATACGTGAGGTGCTGTCATACAATCGCCGATTAATGCAAGGCGACGAGGAACTCAGTTTTCTTGAAAAATACAATCTAAAGCCCCCCCAAAATGGGCAAAAGGCTTCTCGTCTTGTCAATAAGATTTTGCGCCACGCTCATTATGACAAAGACAACGCAGAGGCGTATAAAAACATTTTTCCGCTTGTGGCCGACTTGTTAAACATAGAAAAGCAAAACGTAGATATTGTCCTTTCAATCAATCCTTACGATTACCTCACAATGTCTCATTATCATCGCAATAGCTGGAAATCGTGTCATGACATAGAGAGCGGTTCGTATAGAGCTGGGGTTATAGACCTTATGTTAGACAAAACAACGATGGTGCTGTATACCTGTAAAGATTTTTTTAATAATCATTATCCTAAAATGCTGACAAGGGCGCTAATGTCATACGAAAACGGGATATTATTACAAGGGCGCATCTATCCTGATCGTGAAAATTACCAAGAAAAAACAGCCGCATATTACAGATTAATTGTTGGGAAAATCATATCGAATGGACTTGGAGTGACGAACTTTTGGCGTGCGCCCCAAAAAGCCATCTTAAACAATAAGATGATTTGTAGCCACAAAGATAGTCTGCATTATCCTGATTATCTGCATTTCAACAACTGTTGTATCACAACACATAAAACCTTATTTAATGAGGAGGGGGTTATTAATATTGGCTCGGCCCCTCTTTGTCTAAACTGCGAGGATACAGTAACAAACACTGAGAGTTTAACATGCTGCGGTTGTAATGGTAGTTTGAAATGTTGTAAATGCGACTGTGATCTAGAAGATGATCGAGGGAACTTTATTAATGGAAGTCTTTACTGTAGCAATTGCTCATATTGCTGTGATGATTGCGATAATTGGTTTGTAGGGAATGGAACTGAAGTATATAGAGGGACAGGGAATTCGATCTGCGTCTGCCCTAAATGTGCGGATAATCATTATTTATGCGACAAATGTGCGCAGCTTTTTTCTGGAGATCTAACAATAAACTATATAGATGAATATGGTATTAACGAGTGCGTATGTACAGAGTGCTGGGAAGAAATAAGCATAAATTACGAGGAATGCGGAATATGTCATGAATACAGACACCTTGGTCAACTCACCGAAGTTGGTTTTGTAGATATATGTCCAGATTGTTTGTCCAACGAAATCGCTAATAGGAACATTGCCCTATGTTCTCATTGCAAGCAGTATTTCTCTACAGAAGGAGTAATCGCCGATTTGTGCCCAGACTGCTTTGACAGACATCGCAAAGAGGTCTGTCATGAATGATAAAATAGTGTCGGCATTCGTTAAATTATGTAAGATGTCTCAACCAAGATTAAAAGAGTATTTGTTTAATATACTTAAAAACAAGGGGTTAGACCCGATTGACGCGCCTGGTTATTTATACGCTGAGGGGTCTGTTCCAATACTTTTAACGGCACATCTTGATACCGTTCATAGCCAGACCGTCCAAGATGTATGTATAAACCAAAATAACAGCTTGGTTTGGAGTCCACAGGGAATAGGCGGAGACGACCGCTGCGGAGTTTGGATAATCCTCGAAATCCTTAAAACAATCCCATGTCACGTACTCTTTTGTGAAGACGAAGAAATTGGGCGAAAGGGAGCAATTCAATTTGTCAAAAGCGGGATTTGTCCGTCTGTAGATTTTATTTTTGCCTCTGACAGACGCGGAGAACGGGACGTTGTGTTCTATGACTGCGATAATCAAGATTTTGAGAGCTGGATCACCACAAACTCTTACTTCAAAACCAATATTGGCTCCGTTTCTGACATCTCTGTGCTTGGGCCGAAGTTAAAGACTGCCGCCGCAAACTTCAGTTCCGGGTATTTCTCGGAACACACGCACGCTGAATATGTGGACATAGAAATAATGAAGCGTACTGCGTCAGAACTATCTAAATTGATTAAGAACCACAAAATTGGAACTTTTTATCCATATACTGAAACCGTCTACGCCTATAATGATGAAATCGACACCCTCTGCGAAAAATGTATTAAATGGGACGACTTTTTTCGGGTTTGTAGATGCGATATATATACGGATTGCAACAATTGCGTGATGTTTGAGGATTGTTTTGACCGCTTTGACGATGATAACGACATCGAACTCTACAAGCCATTAAAAGATGCTTGCGCTGGGTTTAAACCAATTAAACAAGGAGGATACAAACTTTGGGATTGCAGAGTCAGATAATAAATTGCCCCGAATATCTTGTCAGGAGGAAAATTGAGAAAAGCGCCAGGCAAAGGATATTTCTTGCAAATCGGCATTAATAAACACAGATTTGGGTATTGCATTGCGAAACCCATATGCAAGAAAGTCATAGAAGCCTACAAAAAAGAAAATTTAAACCCAGAATACTTTATGGAAGACGCAGGTGCATATAACTGCTTTTGCGAATTAATGGGAATGCCCATAAGAAAGCAAAAGGAAATTAACAATTGGGGAGCAGGTTCGTTTTTAGCAGTAAAAGACACATATTACGAACTCATGCTGGCAGCCAAATTATAGCAATTTTAGGAGGTGCTGGATGACACATGAAAGAAACAGAATTGAACGGCTAAAAATCATGGACTCACATATTGAGTCAGAACTAAAGCGAGAAATTATCTGCGATAGCGAATTTGTAGAGTATTGCAAAGAGCTAACTGGACCGCCTCAACAAATTATAGATATGCTATCCGGCCAGAAAAATCGCTTAATGCTTGCGTTTCAGGAGCATAAAGAAGAAATTGCCGAACTGAAAATTCAGTTACAACTCGCTAATGAGAGAGCCGACGCAAGCCACGAGCGGGAACGCAAGATCGCTGCTATGGCGAGCTGGCTGGTGGAAGTGATCGTTAAGAGTCGAGATGTTTGCCTTGAATGCAACATTGAGGACTCTTACTGCGGCTGTGCCTTTGACCGCTGTGGAGAAAAAGACTTTTGGCTTGAACAGGCAACCAAACATACACAGGAGCTGACCAATGACTAGCGCTTTAATACGCTTTACTACTGAAGATGATGGTTCGATAGAAATCTCTCTTGCATCTGATCCACCTCTTCCAAAAGATCCAGACACAAAGATGAGCACCGCTCAAGCCTTTGCGCTCTATACATTTGGGTTTACTCAACTCTATAGCATTGACGATGATTTTAAAAAAGCATACGACCAGTTAGCTGAAACCGCGAAAGCAAGGAAGGTCGTCACGCTTGCTAATTGGGAGGTGTCCAATGGATAAAGTATGCGATATTGAAAAGTTTACAAAATACACGAGATCGCTAGAAAGCGCATTAAAGTTTGCCGAGGCCGCAGACCATTATCTGAAAGACAAAAAACTGACGGTCGAGTCGCCGATGCACACCCCTTTGATCAGAGACGCGCTAATTCGGGCAATCAGAATATTAAAACATGTTGCTTGTAACATGAGCGCGGATTTAGGCGGTGTAAAGCTGGAAGCGTTGGAAGCCGCAAAAACACAGACTGCAACACTGACCATCACATCAAATAACGGGGTTATAGAAGTGGTCACAAACTGCCCGGATACAGAGGACAAAAGTGCTCGCGTTATATGCAATATTATGCGAATCACTGAAGAATTAATTATTTGCATGGATCAGAACAAAAAATTTCAAACAGACGTTTTGGAGTTGCTTAATCAAGCGAGCGAGCGAATAAACGTGAGTGTTAGTGGGGGAGGTGCCAATGAAAATCATTAATTTACAAGCCGAGAATTTTAAGAGAATCCAGGCTGTTGATATTACACCAAAGGACAATTTGGTCGTGCTGAGCGGCGCGAATGAACAAGGAAAATCAAGTGTTTTAGACGCGATTATGGCCGCTATTTCGGGCGGACGCGGAATAAGGGATATTTCGGAGCCTATCCGTAAAGGGCAGGAACGCGCCGAAGTCAAACTCGACCTGGGCGATTTAAAAATCAGGCGTGTCTGGCAGGATGGCAAAACACCGCGAATAGAGGTTACAAGCGCCGATGGGAAGAAGTATCCAAGTCCACAGGCCATGCTTGACACCTTAACAGGCACGCTGACATTTGACCCGCTGGAATTTGCGCGGATGCCGCCCAGGGAGCAACGAGCGACACTCCTGCGGCTTGTTGAATTACCTTTTGATCCCGATGAAAACGACGCAGAGCGCACCGTGCTTGTACAAAAGGAGACGGCGGCGAAACAGGAAGCGAAGCGCCTGGATCAAAGCGTATCCGCGTTGACGCAAGTGCCAATCGACACGCCGGACGAGGAAATCTCCGCGGCGGAAATCTACGAGGAGCTGACAAAGGCGCAGGCGGTTGTGGATGAGAATAAGCGTAAGAGATCGGAACTTGAAGAAGCCAAGAACGCATACCGCCAAGCCAACGAGGGCATAAAAGATATAAAGCGGCACATAGACGAGCTAAAAAAAGAACTTGAAAATATGGAAGCCGCCCTTGTAAGCAAACGCGAAATCGGGGAGAGATTAAAAACCGAGGTTGACGCGCTCATCGACCCCGATACTTCCGAGCTTAAAGCGAAATTGGCATCACTGGACAAAATCAATCGCAACGTCCGGCAAAAGCAATCAAACGAACAGACTCTTGAGAATTACAAAGCGGCACAGATTCTCGAAACAGCCGCAAAGAAAGCTGTGGCCGCCCACGACAAAGCCCGCGCCAAAGCTCTCGCTGAAGCCAAGTTCCCTGTCGATGGGTTAGCGTTCTCCCAGGACGGCGTAACTCTCAACGACCTGCCATTCGCGCAAGCCTCCGAAAGCCAGCGGATTATGACTTCCGCGGCGATGGGCATGGCTATGAACCCGGAATTAAAGGTCATGTTTATACGTGACGGCTCAATGCTGGACAGCAAACGAATGGAAGCATTGTCAAAGATGGCCGAAGAACACGAGTTTCAGATTTGGATCGAGCGTGTGGATGAGTCCGGTGCCGTAGGAATCGTCATCGAGGACGGATTGATACAGGAGAAAAAACATGCAAGTAGAAGCCTTGATTAACAGTCTGAAGAACACGGACAACCCTACAAGAACAATTGAGATCATCCCTGAAACATTCAAAAAAAGCAGCGTAGGACTTTACAACGGAAGAAAATACACGGCCTTGTTTAACCCTTTCAACGGCTGTGTGTATTTGGATGACTTGTATGGCGATATAGAAAGAATTACAGAAGCGGAAGCAGAAGTAGAGCGAACATGCAATCTGAACATAACCAAATCGGTAGTGCTTTGGATTGATCCGTCATCAAACAATGCCTGGGACAGTATTTACTGGAACGAGTTCGATACTGTCACTGAAGCGTTGGATTATTTCAAATCGTTAAACCTGGTTTTTTACAGCGACGGATTAGACCGGAAAGATTATATCTATCTGGTTTCAATTAACGAAAGAATACCTGGCTCCAAATGGTTCAGGCGAGTTCTGGAAACCCATGACGGAGAAAGGTGGAAAATGGGCAAGCCTGACATAAAAATTGACAGCTATGGATTGCCAAAAATCACGAGGAGCTTAATTGAACACTTCCAAAGGAGGGGGAATGAGTATCGAAGCCTTTGAAGAATTGGTCTGCTCAGACGATATAACATTTTGCCCGATATGCGGTATGCCAAACGAACCAATAGACCAATTGGGGCGTCTGACACATTTTTGTTGCCAAGCCTGTGGCATGTGGTACAGCCACGACGCAAGGGAGGACTAATTGAAAACACCTGAAGAAATTGAAAGCGCACTAAACCAAATGAACGGAACCGAGTGCTATTATTTGTACACAAAAGGATTTAAATTAACGGACGGAGTGAAGCTGATGGCCGAACTAACCGGAGGCTTTTGGCTGCTTGATGTAATTATCAGTTACCAGGGAAATGAGAAGCGCCTTGACCCGGATTTTCAGGTCTGGACTTTGAAAGTTGATGGAGACAAAGCAATAGTCTATGGGAAAAACGATATTGAAAACGTAGTGGTTCAGGAAATAGAATACACCGATTTCCCGTTAAAAGAAATCACTGTCTGGGTTGAGGGCGACGTGCTGTTGTTGCCGTCGGAGCGCTGATAAGGAGGTTGCCCATGATTATTGTAAATCCAATTATGGGATTAAAATGCCCTTTGTGTAATAGCCCAACACGATTGGTGATGGAAAAGGATGATCGGGGCAACTGGTTTCGTGTTGAATGCTCTAATTGCAACTGTTCTTCTAATCGCAGGATCGAACTTGATTATAAAGCGATAGAGACTTTTAAAAATGGGGCTTTTGGAAGAAGAGTTGTTCATCCCTGCGGACATGTCAGATGTTGGGATAACGAACCATACGAAAAACAAATTGCCCATGAAGATCCACAATTAAAAATGTGTCCTGATTGCGAAAGAGAATCTGCTAAAGCAGAAAGAAAACGAAAATTGAAAATATTTCGGTCTTCCCGCAAACGGCTCATTAATCAATTCGGAACCGACGCAGAAACGGATGTTTTTCTTAAAGACTGTGGAAGTGTAATCTATTTTTGCTACAGAGCAGGTCCCGATCGAGAACTAATGGAAGTCAGCCGCGAGTTTTACGACGCGTGGGTAAAGGAATTCGGCAATTGAACGACGAAGTAGTGTACATGCGATTGCCGCCGGAACTATTAAAGGAGTTGAGAAATGCAGGTGTCTCTTATACTGGAGAACCCACGAATCCCAATGGGGAATCTGTGTAGAAGATTTGACAAAGAGCAGGGGCACGTAATCAGCGAATGTCAGTTCTTATATCGCCCCGGCCCAGAAATATGGTGTTGGCTTTTTGATGCGAGGCTCGGCTATAGCTACAGTAGCTCAGACAAGCGGATCAAGAAATGCCCCAAGTGCTTGGAGCGCACACAAGACTTCAACGTTACAAAAGTGAGCAAAAAACACGATGTGCCCGACAACAATTCGTGCAGAGAGTTCAACGAAGAAACGGGTGAAGAAATCAGTTCCTGTCGGTACATATTAAACGAAAGTATCAAAAGGTGCTACTTCTTCAGAGAGCGCCTGGAAGATGGAAACCGCATAAACGACACAGTAAAGTGCAAAAGCTGTGCAGCCAGTTTAAAAGCGGCAAAAACAGAAAGCGAAGTAATTATTTTTACTGAGGAAGGCATATGCTCTTAAAAATTACGGAAGAAGAACGGGATATACTCATATCCCTATTGCAGAACACGCCTCACAAAGAACTGCTGGAGAACGTATCCAGGGCTGAAGAAACCAACTGGAAAAAACTGGGCGAGATAACCCTGGAAGTTGACAACCATTATTTCGTTTGGCCTAAAGACGCAAGAGACGCAATCGAGGCTATTTACTGTGCGGAAGATGAATTTCTGGGGGAGCCAACAGAACCATACTTCTGCGGATGTGGTTACTACCAGGACGTACATTATGACATGGACGAAGTGGAATATGTAGCTGAAACAGATGGCATATGTGAATCTCCTACAAGAACACCTGAAGAACAAGGACTAGGCGAATGACTACAAAATCACGCCCTGTAAAATACATGCCTCAACACCCCTGGCTTGACAGCATCTTCTTTAACAGACTGTTGCAAGCGCTGGAGAGAGCGTTTAGCCAAAATACGGAGATACTACCCGAATATGACAAAATCGCCATAACAGATCTCAACTTTCCCTACCACTGGCTCAGAGAAACTGACCGAGCAATTAGCTTGGTGGTTGACGTTATGTGCGCGAGAGAATCAGAAATTTTCTTCGTAGAGGTAACTGAAAATGGGGATTTCCTTGTGCGAAGTATAGGCCCAAGAACAAACCCCTACCGCAATAGAAGCAAGCTGAAACCAATCCACACACATATGAAAAACGAAGAATTTCCCGATAATATAGACTGGTCCGCTCGTAACCACCCATGGAACCACTACCTGACAAAAGAGCCTTTGAATGGCTAAAGGACAAAATCTGCGCTGGAAGCTGTTTAAGTTCTGTCGAATACTCTTCAATATATTACTTATTGTTGCGATAATATATTTTGCCAAGGACTTTTGGCGCTTGTTTTTGCGCTGGGTATCCTCATGAGTTTCAAATCAATCAAGCTCGCCCTCAAAATATATTGGAAAGAAACTTTCGGAGATACAACGCCCACATTTGTCTTTTCATGGGCAATAGGGGCTATAGCTCTTACCGCTATAGCCATTTATTTGATTATAAAATACGGCCATCCCTGGGATTACATTTTTGGAGGTATGGCTCTGTTGGGCATGGTATGTGGGACAATTCTTGCTAAGAAAGGTTACTGATATTTTGACCAGATAGCCTGGATATTCTTTTACGCTTTCTTCTTTGCCTTTCGGCTTCAGCATAGCCATCTAAAATGTCATTGCTGGGAATTGTCGCAACTGACACTGGAACCCCGGTTTTAACCGCATTCGCAATGGTAAATCCGGTTCCAAGCAACCCACTGGTCAAAATTATGGTTTTGCCTAAACCGGCCTTTCGTCTTTTCTCTTCCGCCAACTTCTCAAAATATCGCTCCACCAGCATCCGCCGGTAGTTCTCCTGTCTGTACCGCTCAACCATGTGTTGAGCGGCCAGCGTGAGGCGGTGTCTTTCTTCTGGACTGAGATCGGCAAGTCTGCGATGGTTATTCATTTTTAGCTATCATCTCTTGCTCACACAAAGAATCGTAAGGGCACTCAAAGTTGCTATCCTCGTTCAGCGGGCATTGCGGGTCAAGCCGACATTCTTTACGCGCCGCCTCTTTGAGACGCTCCATGAACTGCTCGCTGCTAATAATATGGATGCCTTTGTGTATCTGGTATAGCTCAGGGCACACCGGCCCGTTCGACCATGCCTGGAAGTCTTCCTGAAACAGCGGCTTCTCGTCCCAGACCAACGACCATGCCTGGGCGTAGTAGCAGAGCTTTTGCAGCTTCCAGACGCTCATCGGGCCGAGCTTGTCCAAAAAATACTTCGCTACATGGAATATAGTCGCCATATATCACCAGTTCAGTTTCTTAAACTGTATGTCTTCCGGGTTAATAAAGTAGCGGCATGTACGATATGTGGCGCTCAGACCCTCGACGGGTATGGGATATATCTGTCTGGTTGACAGGTAGGTGATTGTCGAACCGTCGATATTATCCATGTGCAGGACGGCATATGTGGGGATGCCGCTCTTGCCCTCGCATGTCTCAGTGATTACGCCGTTGTCGGCGAGTTTGTATGGCAGGTTGTTTCGGTCTTCCCATGTTTCCTCAAACTTGACGGGGACGCCGATTCCATCAAAGAGTTCGTTGAAGCGCAGGTTTGTCGGTGACGACCATGTGTTTATGCGATTGGCTAGAATTGCTGTCCAGGCTTCTTCATCAAGGCTGCCCTCATACACCACGACGAGCTTTTTAACCTGAACAGGGATGAAGGATTTGAAGAGCAGGTCGCAGTTCAGCAGGCGCGAGGAGTTTGCCGATTCCTGAATATTCTCCATGTTTGAGTATGTTTTGTATGACAGCGTGACGGTATTGTCGGTTGCGCGTTCAGTGGTTCTGACGCTGATCCGCAGACGCTCATAGATTGAATACCTGTAGTTCTTGCCCCAGGCTATGTCGGGGAGTATCTCTACTGAATAGTCAACGTCGCCGTTGGGCTTTTTGGCGAGCTTGCTGTAATCAAGGCCGCCTATGGACGACTTTTCCCAATCAATCAGCACGATTGGCGTCACCGGGATATTGCCCTCGCACAAGCGCCAGCTACACACGGTGCCGTTGTAATTAATGCCGCTGTATCTGGCAAAATCGAAAGAATAGACGTTGCCGCCTTTGTCGGTAATGTTGTTTGTCGTAAACTCGGCGTCAACCAGGGGGCTTTTGATGTAGGCGTCTATCCGGCTACCGATGTGCCCCGACCAGCCCCGCGAGGCCACTGAGATGTCGCGCTGCATTTCGGGGTCTCCGAAGCCGACGGCGAGTATGTCAAAGATGTCGTAGGCACTCTTGTAATTGGCGATTATTGAGGCGGAATTGACGTCGTTCCTGGTTGAAAGACTGTTTTGAATGGTGGTGAAATACTCTTCGTTGGTTTCGGCTGCGATGGGAGCGGACGAGGCGTTTTCGTTTCTGACAAAGGCCAGCCCGTTTGCGATGACGCTCGTTTGTGTAACCGCTCCGGCGGGGACGACCCCTGAGCCGTCAAACTTAACAGTAATCTTGGCGGCACGATATTCCGCTCCGTCTATGGTCACTTTCGGCATTGAACCGTAAACAAGAATATACTCGCGCAACGGATACCCGACTGCGTTTGAGCTTGTCCGAAACGTGTCGGTTGTATTGACGACAATAGGCTCCGCGTTGCCGGACTTAAAGTACATCGAAACCTCAACAGTAACGCTGTTCGCCGTGCGTCTCGGCGGAGCCATCAGCATTTTGCCGATGTTGTCCAGTTGTTCCTCGCCGAGCTGACTCGGATCTGAAAACAGCAGGTATCGCTGAATCCACTCCACGACATCCCAGGTGGCCTTGCTCAGCATGGCGAATGGAAGCACAGACAGGTTGAACGTGGCTGAATTGGGCGAGAGGTCAACATTGGCGAATCTCTCATCGTCCTTGAGCGTGTTTACGGCAAATGTAATGGCATCCTCAAATCTCATTTGAATCTCCCAGGGGCAGCTTGATATAGCGCACGCCATAGTCAGTCTTAACCGAAATGTTCACGGTTGCGCGTTTGGACGCGACATTGAAATCAACGGCGCCCAGGACGACATCCTGCAGGTCTGGATGGCTGCCCTTTATCTGCTCGGCAATCATGGACAGGCGGCTGGACATCTCAACCGAAAACTGCGACTTGTCGCCATAGGTCGTGAGGTCTTCAACGTCGCCACCAAAGAAGCGGCCCCACTCAAAATTTCTGGTGTTTGACAGAATGGCGACACAGAGCTGCTGAAGCAGCAGTTCAAAGCCGCTGACTTCTTCGCCAGTCCAGCCAAAGGTGATAAAGCCGTCGTCGGCGATTTTGATAATTTTCAGGTCAATCAAATCCGGTCTCCAACAATTTGGCTAACTCCGCTACCTTGATCAAAAGATTGTTCTTATTCAACTGCGGCGCCAGGCTGTCCTTGTGCTCGTCCACTTCTTCGGCCCTTCGTAACAGGCTTTCGAGAAACGCTTTGTTGTCTTGCAGGTCTATCTTTGTCGAGACTGTGTAATCAAGGAAATAGTCGCCGGGCTGTTTGTTGATTTCAGCGATGGTGCGGTTATAGCCTATCTGATCCCAGATGGACGCGGCTATTTCCGTGAGCTGTCCGATGCTGCTGGCGTTCACAAAGAAATTGGACAGAGCGGAAAAGTCTGTTTTTTCTTCCGGCGTGTTGGGGACGTTGGGAGTTCCCTTCTGGGCTTCCAGTGTGTTCTCGTTCTGCTCAATGTCCTGGCTGATAAAACTCTGTTCTTCGAGGCTCTTGGTCAGGGGCATCAAAGCACCATGTTTACTGACAGGGAAACGTCGTCAACAGTGTCGCGCAAGAGTTCCAGTTGATTTTGTATCTGCAACTGAATCGCGTCGCCCCAGAGCTTTGCCTTATATATCACGGCCTCGATGGGCAGGCGGGAGTCGGCAAAGTGCCCCTCGATTTTTCCGCGCTCAAATAATGCTATATCCGGCCCGGCGTTATGATAGAATGGCGGATACTTTGAATCGTGCGGATCACCAAACATGCCGCTTACACGAATTTTAATATCTCCGAACTTTTGCAGTTTCGCGTCGTCATCAAGACCTTTCTGAGCCACACGAAAAGTCACGACAACAACACCGTCGTTTATTGTTTGAGAACGCTGTATAATTGTGGACATATTAGCCTCAAACAATTATAGCATAATATCCAACACTCTTATACTAAAGGAGAATCAATGATCCCATCATCCATGACAACACCAATATTATTGTTCGCTCATTGTGTATGCGACTTTTCGTTGCAAACAGAATGGATGGCTAAAAACAAAAAAGAACCTAACATTATAGGATCCATCGCTCTTATAGCTCATTGTTTCATTTGGGCCGGGGGGATCTCGCTGGCGCTAATCTATCTGAATATGTTTGAGCCTTGGAAATGGTACATGCTTTACATTGGACATTGGTTAATTGACGCATGGAAAGTGAACCAAACTTCTATTGAGCCAAAGAAGTCATTTGCGATAGATCAGGCGCTGCACGTATTGCAGTTGTCGATTTGTCTTACATAGTCTTTTTGTAGGGTTGAAATGTAGCCCAGGCTTCGTAGAACTTAAATGTTTGGGTTGCGTCCGTCCAGATGCGACAAGTAATTTCTTCGCCCTTATTGACCGGCACTAGTGTCATCTGCCACTTGTTTTGAATCATTGTTCCTAAACCATTAACTAGAGTGTTATTGGAAACATCGCCAGTCCATATCCAAAGATTCATGGCGTTAATGTTAGTCCCTTGATCTGCATACCACCAAACTCTGACTATGCCATTATCCGGCGCTGTATATGCTGAGCCGGTTACGGTAGCATTTTTAACCAGGCTCGATGGGAAGAAACCGTTATTCGTGTTGTCGGATCTGCGTTGTCTTCCGATCCATTCAGTCTTGTCTCGATCCAGACTCCCGTCAATCCCGCCTTTGGGAACCGCGAAATTCAGGTAATACCCGTCGTCTCTTGTTTCAACTGTTACGTCCGCCGGCTCTCCCGCTCCCAATGTCGTCACGTTTCCTATCTTAATAGGGGGGGGGGGGCTGCCAGGTAATTGATTGGACTGAGGGTATCTCATGTGTTATATTTTATCATAAATATATGGAGGAGAATATGTCAAACATAGACATAGATGAAGCTAAAGCTATTATTGAGGCTCTTGCTAAGATCTCACGTAAAAAAAGTGGTATCAGAAAATTGATGCTTACCTACTTTTGGCGATTGTTTCTTTACTGATTTCGGTTACGGCGTTTCTTGTGGCTCTTCGTAACGCTGGGTTGATATAAATAACCAGTCGCAAAACAAATATGTAGTAGTAGGGTTAGTAAACGAAAAAGTTAAATGGTTTGCACATGCAACAGGGAAAGTTCTTAGCGAAAGACCCCAAAGAGGCGCCTGCATGAAAACCATCAGCGCCGCAGAGAAGCGATGGGAATACATAATGCAAGAAAGAAACAGCGGAATGGACTATTCACCAGACGGCGACTACAACAACGGGCCAACAATAACATGGAAAATAGCCAAAATACTACCGCAAACAAGAAAAGAATTTGCCTACGAAATCATTTCAAGGATGCCCAATGGTTATTAGATGTGAGTTTTGTGGTATTGAGATTACAGATTCTGTATTAAATAAGAATTCTCCAGATTCTAACCTTTATGTATGTAAGGTATGCTTTAATAAGAAAATAACAGTTGAGACACTAAAGCGGAGGTTGAAAGATGTCTAAGTGTATACGCTGTAACAGCAATGCCATAAATCCTAATCTTCATGGCAGAGAGTCTGATGTCGATCTTGATTTGTGTGATGTGTGTTATTGGAGAAAAAGGGCGGAAGATTGTTCTTATGCGCTTGAAAAGTGTAATGATCAATTAGATTATTGGAGGAGTCTATCAAGACGGTATGCCAGGAACTTGATATGATTGTAGGTGATAGCCGATATAGAGATGGTATTCTTTCTGATGAGAATTTACTATGTGATTGGGAAGCAGATATTTTTGCCAGGGCATTTCTAATGCCTTCTAATAGAGTAAGGAAGTTTGTTGAAAAGAATGGTATTGATGTATTCCAAATTGCTAGTTATTTTAAAGTTCCTGTAGGCATAGCGTCTGAGAGATTGAAAGAATTGGGGTTACTGTAAAGTGTATAATATTAAAAACGGAGAAAAACATGTCGAACATTGATGAAATAATTGAGCGTTTCAGGAAGTCCCTTGAAGAATCTATAAAGAGGAAGGGCCGCCTTCATTGGTTTTTTGAAGTGTCTTACAAGAACAAAATGGAATGTTCTTCCCCAACTTCTGATAAATTTAAGGGGGTGTCTCATGGTATATAACATTGCAAACAGGACATTGAAGCCACCAGCCACAATATTCCGTTTCAACTGGAATCAGTATGGCTTTTCTTATGCCGTTTTTGGTATCGTCGAAACATGGTTGGCAAAGATAGTGAAGTTCCTTCCGATTTTCCACGCTAGGTTGATACGCATAAACAGTCGTCCCGTTGGGGAGTTTCTTCAGCCTGTAATTCGATCTATCAGTCACAATTGCGTTAAGCTCAGTTTCTTTCTGGGTGATCTTTGCACTTTTTGCATTAAGCGCCAAATATTGCTCTTGCACCGTAAGGCTGGCGCTACGCAACTCCAAAAACCTTTGCTCTAGCTCATTTGCCGCCGCAGCTAATTTTTTCTTATTATTAGCAGACACTGCCGCCTTAATCAACGAAACCGACTCTTTGACGGCGGCGATAGCCGCTGTCAAAGTCTCTATGTTAAGCAAATCGCTCATTCCTTGCATCCTAGGCAATACCCAAGCATACCGTACTTTGGGTATTGCCTTTTTTACTTTTATGTCTAAACTATCCCTCTTAGGAGTCATCTATGAAATTCCATGCAATCTTCCTCGCTCTGTTGCTTCCGCTGGTTTCGTGCGGAAGTGGCGATAAGAATGAACCTGTAGTAACTCCGACGAGTATTACATTGGACAAAACGAATATCGTGCTTGCACCGCGTCATATTACAACGCTCACTGCCACTGTTATCCCATACAACACAGCAACATGGACAAGCAACAACCCAGAAGTGGTTACAGTGAATGCAGCGGGGCAACTTACAGCGGTATCAAAAGGAACATGCGATATTATTGTTACAGCTAAAGAAGGTAGAGCGGAGTGTAAAGTGATTGTGCCTGGGGGGTCGCCTGATTTTAATTGGTTGGCTGTGGGAGAGGATCAGGGGCAAGCTGTCATCTGGACAGACAAAGGGGCGCATAACCTTGGGAGCGGCGTGGCAAAATCAATCTCCAAATCCAACGATGGCACATTATTTGTAGCTGGAGAATCAAATGATATTCCGGTGATTTGGGTGGGCAACAACTTTGAAAAGCAACCGTTAAGTAATGCTAAAGGCAAAGCAAACTTTTCTTATATCTCCAACAACGACCTGTATATTGCGGGGCAAACAAATCAACAGGCAGTATATTGGAAGAATGGGGGAGAGGTTGTATTGTCTAGTCCGTCTTCGGGCCATGTGTTACTAAATTCAGAAGCTACATCTATAACAATAACTCCAGAAGGTGTATATGTAGTCGGTTCAGGCGAATTCAGTCGTTTGCTTGACTATGTGCCAGAAACAGGCAAGATACAAACTGCCCAGAGATGGCTCCCTGGGATTACATACGCCCTCACAACATATGCTTCAATGCCTAACGGCGAAGTTGTAGAAACCATAATGTATAAAATCAGAAGTATCAATGATGGCTCTATTATTTCATTGTATAATTACTATGACATACATAAAACAAACCGCTATACAACTTTAAAGAGTGTACGAGGAGATAACCTCAGTGGTGTTGAAGCAAGAATAGACTACAATAGAGACGACATTTGGGGGTATGATCTAACCCCTTACGGAGATTTCAAAACCGTAGCATCCAGAGACAACACTGTTTTGGTCGCTACAAATATTGGGGTTTATAAAGTAACTCAAGTGCCAAATAAAGCATATGTTCAGCTTTATGGGGGATTTGACACGTCCCTGTTCCAATCAACTCTATTGCCTGGCTACGGCTATTCAAGAGTGGTCAGATTATTGGGTAATGATATTTATGCGGCTGGCAAAAACATCATCTACAAGAACGGAGCTATCCTAAATACATTAAGCCCCACTGCCGAGATTTACTCTTTGTTAGTCCAATAACTACCTAAACACCCGCCAGTTCCCATATAGCACTGATTCTTCCAGGCCGGCGAGAACTTCTTCCATTGAAGCACCGGATCTTTCGGTTGAGGTAAATTTAATGCCCATTTCTTTTTTCAAGTGGGTTATCTTATCTTCAGTTGTAATAAGGGAAAGGAGGCGGTTTGAATAATACTGTGGGAACTGCGCGGAGTCGGTAATTTCGCTCAGTTGCGGAGCCTCTTTGTGCTTATCTGCATAGTCTTGATTGCATTTGTCACAGTCGTATGGGGTTGTATCGTCAACATAAACCACCAGCGGACCTCCAGGATATTCGGGTTTGGGGCCATACGGACACTCATACTTGTCATCCCAATCCAACGGGCACAAATCATCATGAAAAGTTTTGTTCATTTCTTCCATCCTTGGGGATATGATAATATGTTATGATAACATTTTTTATAAGGAGTTTTATATGAGTAATAAAATTATGAAGCGCTATGCTCTGGTCGCAATCTTTTTTGTGTTTATCATAATCGCTTCTCGCTTTTACCCCACCAACATCTCTTTAATAATTCTTTCCACTGCAACGGCTATTCCATTTACTATTATGAATATAGCTCTGTTACGGAATATCTTCAGGGAAATATCGGCACGCAGAATTTTTGTCAAGCGTATAGAATCTCTTTCTGTTTATGAGAGGGAGATATTAGATACCTACATCAAAAACCAAACATGGTCGCTTTCTTATGTGAATCTTTCCCCTAATTTAACAAGGCTTATTGATGAAGGTATTTTGAAGCGTCTCGTTATGCCTTCCAAAGACATTGTGATAAGCGTTTCCGAGGCGACTATAGAATACTTCAGAGAATACGAGCGAGCGTCATTTGATCGCGTTACGGGAAAGGAATAAAAGGCGATGTCTTTACCGCCTCGGCCTTTGAGCTAGAACTTCTAAAATCAACTATACAATTCCGATCTGCATTTTCCCAATACTGTTTTTTATGCAGAGGATTTTTGCTTTCTGTATTAACTATCACAAGTTTCTGTCCAACTACGGAAACTGTATACGGTCTTGTTTTCATCTGATACGAACGTGCCGCTGTTTTACTCTTTGCGAAAAGCCTGCGGAATAGTTCGCGTATACTCATGTGAACCTCTCAACCTTTCGGTTAAAACAATCAACTTCAGAATAACAGCAACAAAATTAAGTGCCAACTAAAATGAAAACGTTCCTTTAAATCCTCGACACTGTTTGTTCGTACAGCACTGTATCCCCCTCCGGGTTCATCACGCGGATGATGTCATAAAAGTCAACCTGAAACGTGGCGTTGTCGCGGTTGTTGCCTGGTAGCGTGCAGATGAACTTCTTGTCCGCGTAGCCGACAAACAGCGCGTCCAGTATTGACGGGGATTTTATATACGCGTAATTCAGCGGCTTGAGCGTTATTATTGAGTTCAGTTGCAGGTTCTCGGCCAGGGCTTTTTCCGAGTTGTATGGGAATCTGTTGTCGAATAGCATGTCATCACCATGTGTCAAGCGGTCTGCGTTCAACGACGGCCAACTGCAAACTGAACTGCGCCACCAGGTCGTTGCCCGCCTGGATTGAGAGCGCGAAATTTACAGGGTAGCCGCGATAGAGCGCGTTGTTGCAGTAGAACTCGGCTATCCAGTTATTCTCGGCCAGCTTGGTTCCCCTCATGTAGTTTTCCCAGAGGTAAATCATGTTGGTCGTCCAGGGGTTCTCAATGGAGTTCTTCAGCATCCCGCTGATGGGGAGCATCTTGAGCCTGTCGCCAAAGAAGTTTATAACCGGCTTCTCAGATGTCTCGCTTATTTGAACCCGCTCCTGGAAAGTGTCGTTGATGCCTGTGAGTATGAACTGCTTGAAGCGGTTATGATGGCTGGACGTGCCTGTGGTCATACCGGAATAACCCGCGCCCCGCTCAAGCTCGGTTCGGCTGAGCAAACTCGGAAAGACGACCTTCCCCTTGTCGTCATTCCGCACTATGCGTAAATAACTGATGCGCGGGGCGTCATCGCTGTCGTACGGACTGTCCGGCATGAGGTAACGAGCGCGGTTGTCGTCGTATTCGGCGGTGTCGAAAGAGCTTTTCCGCGGCAGCATGGAGTTTATATCCGGGATGACCATAGCATTCGGCAACCCGGATATATAATCGCTCATGTCAGTTACCGGCATCTTCGGCGGCAACATGGAGTTTATATCAGGGATAACCTTCGGCACCCTTGATATATAATCGCTCATGTCAGTCACCGGCGGACTGAGCCGCGATTCCATTAACGATTTAGGTTCGGGCATTAAGATGTCTCTCTTCTCCCGTTATTGTTGCTGAGAAGTTTGCTGCCCAAATAAAGACCGCCGCCTATAAGTCCGGCCTTACCCAAAGGAGTTTTCCAAGTTTTGGATAGCCAGCCCTCTGCGGCAGCCGGAGCAGCCGGAGCAGGCGGAGCAGCTTTAGGCTTGAGGACTAACTTCCCATAACGCTTTCCATTCTTAGTGACAGATTTAGCGGCAGCGGCAGGAGCAGGAGCAGGAGCTTGGGCAGCGGCAGGGTTGCTTTGTGTAGTATTCACGATAACACCTCCGCCTCTTTTCCCTTGTGGCAAATCATTTTTTAATCTGGAAGGAGCTTTTGGCTGTTCAATTCCAAACATAGATGTTCTATTGGGTTGAGTTCCCAGCGATCTGGTTGCTCGGTCGGCGCTTGCCCAGCCAGCTAATTTTGTAAGAAAGCCGCTTTTAGGGGCGCCTTTAATAGATGCCTGTTTTTCAAAATAATAGCTGCTTAATAGCATATGTCTCCTTATGGGGTATAGCTATAGTTTATCATTAATGGATGGTAGGATGGTATTTTTTTTAGGAGATATGGCAGTGATACACTCTGGCGATATAGTCTCAAAGTGGCAACGCAAGGGGTGGGGCAAGAATAATAAGGTAGGGTGCGGAGGATGTCTTAAAATAATCCTCATTCCTATTTTTATAACTATTACCTTAATAGGTCTGTGGTATTGGACTCGGTAATGGTTTTCGTGCCGACATTCCAATCCGATTACGTTTGAATGCTTCAAAGGGATCTGATGTGGGCCTGTTAAGCCAAGGGTTGTCTTGTAAGCATATCTTATTTTACAAAAAAACAAGTCAACTATAAAGAGTTTGACTCAATGCTTGTATAGCTCTTTGCAGTTCAGGGTCAGACAGGAGACTTGTGAGGTCATCGCCCTGCACCTGGCTCGAACCGTACATATACGTGTCCGGGTCTTGGGCTTGTCCATCAGCCCAAATCTCAAAATGAAGATGGGCTGAATATCCCTCGCCTTTATAGTTCTTTCCAGTATTGCCTGAGAGCGCGATGACATCGCCGGCATTGACACGCCCCAATTTGATGATTTGACTGAGATGTCCATAGACGGTTTTACAGCCGGAGCCGTGAGTTATCGTGACATATTTGCCCATTCCGCCACTATATCCCTCAGTCGCGGTGCCGCTATCGGCGGCCTGAACAGGAGTGCCCACCCGAACCGAGTAGTCGCGCCCTTTATGGGGACGGCTGCCTCCGTCACGCGGCGCCCCGAATCTCTGACCAGGGGATGTAACGGGGATGTTGCCGACGGGCGCAATCATCTGGAAGCCGCATAACCAACATGAGGTGTTGGCGCTGCGTATGTAGTGGAGGCGGCGCCGCTTTGATCCGAAGTCTTGGCTTTGGGTGGCTCGGTTGGTTTTTTACCGCTCAAAGCCCAAACAGCATCGGCCAAATACCTGATGTTGTCGGTTGACGGGCCGCTTGGGGCGCTGAGCGAAGCGCTGTCCAAACTGGAGATAGTGCTTGTAGCGGAAATAAATTCGCCTATCTTATTGCCGCCTATCCTGCCGCTTTCCATTTGTTTTAGGAATTGGTCGTTAAAGGTAACTGTTCCGCTTTTAATAAGCGATTTCATGGCGTTTCTTTCAGCGTCGGTTAAGTCAAGTTCTCGCTTCATCGGGTCTTCATTGACGGACGCAAGCGAGGCTCTTTGCCTTAGATGAGACAACGTGAGCACGTTTGACTTGAATTCGTCGGTGTTTTTCACTTTGGCGTTTTTGGCGATTGTGTCCAGTTTAGCCATCGCTTCTTCATAGAGGAGTTGCCCCCCCATGTCATTTTTGTATTTGACGGTGGATAAAAGTGAGCCGGCGGTTTCTATATCAGCGGAAAGTAATTCGTTTAATTCGCTCCTTTGCCCCCATAGACCTATCTTGCGGTCTTTTTCATTAAAGCGATCAAAATTTAAACCCAACAGATGATCTAAACCTTTATTTTTTATTCCCGCACCCTTGTATAGTTCTTGCAGGGTTTTGGCGTCAGATAAAGTAAGGCTCTTGTTTTTTAGTCTATTAAAAATATCGTCGTCAATTTGTATCCCGCTTACTTTATCCAATAAGCTCATGTTTATTGAGTAACCTTGAGGCAGAAGGGATTTCTTTTTCTTCTCCAGTTCTTCTTTTGTGTAGGATGAAAGACCGCTGGACACAAGAAGTCTGTCCGCCATTACATCCGCGTCTTTGATATTCATGTCTCTAAACGACTTGATATAATGAACGAGCTTCTCTTTGGCTTGATCGTAAGTAAGGCCGTCAGTGACTATATCCGCTAAAAGATTGTTCGCCTTAGCCTGAAGTTTATCAAATCTTACGAAGCGGCCATCGCCCCCAATTCCGGCCCACATAATCTGATTACTGGCTTTATTGGATAGAACAGCGGCGGAGTCAATAGGGTCAAGCATATAAGCATTGTCTTTAGAGATAAAAGATCTCATCGCGTCCTGCAATGAATTTATAGCGATAAGCTGTTTCCCCGTTGAACCGAGACCTTTTCCTTTAGCTATTACATCCATATCCTTGTCATCAAAAATCTCTGAATCGCCTTTCCCATTGTTGTCATTACGGGCTTTCGCTGAACGAGCCAGCAAGGCGCTGGTAGCGTTGATGTCAATTCCATACGCCGCTTCATTCCACATCATCTTCGCGCTGTCGCCCGTATAGCCCATCTGTTCCATTGCGGCATAACCGGCGGCATTGCCATAACCATTTATCATGTCACGGATATGCTTGATCTGAGCCTGATGCGGGGTTATGTTCCCATGCTCCATACCCAGCTTGAGCCGCATATAGCCCTCAGCTATATTCCCGCCGCCTCTCTGTGCGGCCATCGCAGCCCAGGCGCTGACGTTGCCAAGTCCGCCGCCCGCGCTGGCTACCATACCCGCGCCCGTGTATCGCGCCCAATTGGCCGCGCCCTCCTGGCTTTGAAGCGCCAAACTAGCGGGGTCTGCGCCCGCTGATATTATCCCTTGCTCTTTAAGCAGGTTGGCGTATGTTCTTTGCTGCATTGTGTGTCTTGACGCAGCCGTAAAGTCCTGTCCTGAAGCGTCGGCTGCCAGCATATAGTTGGTCATCTCATTTTGCGCCTGCTCAAAACTCAATCCATTTGCGGCACGGAATTCTCTGAGAACCCCGGACATCTGTTCGCGTCCTCTTTTGGTCGTGATATTAAACTTGGAGAGAACATCAAAGAAGCCCTGCATGGCCTCTTTCGTGGTATTCATTGTGGCGGCGCCGTCCTCCAGGAGCTTTCGCATGTCCTCAACATGTCTTTTAACGCCGTCTGTGTCTCTGAGGTTCAGGTTCTTCAGTCCGCCGCCGGTAAATTCCGCTTTCCAGACCTGCTCCAAATCTGTGTCTGGATTAAACCTGCTCCCTATAAGCGGAAGATGGCTGGCCCAGGAACGGTCACGGCTGTGGAAGTATCTCCCCAGATCATCGGCCTCTTTCCTGCTGAATGTCCTTTGGCCGATGCCGCGGTTCGCCGTATTCGCGTTCGCAAACATTACGGCATCCCTGCCTGCGCGGTTATCGGCATACATCATGTCTATAAATGGATCGGCGACAACACCGACGGCCATACCCACCGGGCCAAAAGCCATAGGAGCAAAGCGCAGTGTATTTTCAATCAGCCCCTCTTTAAACTCATCCCAACGCATTTCGCTGGACAGGGCTATTTGGCGCTGAAACTCATGTTGTGTAATCCATTCAGGTTTCCTGCCGCCGATTTTAAATGCCCGGCCAAAGTTGCTCTGAGCCAATCCGCTCCCATAAGCAAAGTCCCGCCAGGCTGATCGTTCCAAATTATACTTGCCGCCCCCAAGATACACATCGTTATAAACATGCTCCTGCAACCTTGAGACATATTGGTTTGTCATCATCATGGACTGCATTTGCGCGAGCTGGCTGCTCGCATCCAACGTCCGCCCCATGCTGCGTTCTATCTCTCCGCGCTCAAACTGGTTGTAATCAAAACCCTCTATACGCCCCGAAGCCATTGCCACCTCTATGTATTAATATGAAACTCGCCTTGAATAGCCTTGCCGGCAGCCCTGACACTGATGATGTCGGGCGTCTGTTCGAGCATTTTCTGCATGCGCTCAACATCGGAATCCGCTTTAATTCCGGGGTCATAGAGCTTCACAAGATCACGATGCAGTTTGACCAGGCCCTCATCCGGCGAGGCGCCGGCATGTATCATGATTGAAGATGTAATCAGTTTCTCTTCAATTTCAATGGATATGGCTCGTTCAGCTAAAAGTGTCACCAGCCACTTATGTTGTTCAGGGGCCGATGTGAGCAACCCTTCCCGCGCCATTATGCAAAGGCGCACCCCGCGGCTGGTTGCTGTTAGTTTTTTAACAGATCATTCCGATCAAACGCTTTGCTGACTAAAACCATAAAGACATTGAAATAGGATAAAAGAGTATCCGCGACATTAGACGGTAGCAGCATGAACTTTTCCAAAACTTTTTCCGCGTTCTCTGGATTATCAACTGTAATCGGAATGTCAGAGTCGCCGACATTGAGTTGGAGCGTGTAATTGATAAGCTGCAACAGATTCGCTTTGGCGCTGCCCTCTAATGTTGAATCGTCAATCCCTTTAATGCTGGCTAAAAATTTAATGCGCTCTTTTTCGCTGATCGTTCTGAATGTAACCTCAAGTCTAGGTTCTTTGAATATCTCAAATGTATGAACATATCGCCCGGACATCAATACTTGCGTAACAATATCCCTATATATATCAGGTGACGCTGTAAACAACACTTTACCCTCACGGGTTTTAATCTCATATTCTGATGATGACATGGATTCTCCTTAGATTATAATTATTCTACACTAAAAATATGGGGAATGATATACTTAATATTATGCGACTCCCTCAATCAAATCAATTGCCTCTGACTTTTGAGATAGGCCAGATAACGACTCTTGAATCAAATCAACCGGCGACGGCGACCTTGGAGTCAAACAATGATGGGAAGTATAAATTGCATCTCTCGTTGCCGCGGGGTTTTGCCGGGGCAGCCGGCGCGAGTTTGGATTGGGGCAAGATAGTGGCAATCGGGCAACAACGCAGATCCGATAACCTAAATAACGGTTTCTTTCCGACAGCGTGGATCAACGGCTTTGCAAAAGGAAACGAATATAGCGTGCCGGAAGACGGCATGGTAAGAGTCGCCTATTACGCCGACCAGGGAAGTAATATCGCCGCGTCCGGTTTCGATTTTTTCAGAGGAAGCACATGGATCTCCAACTGGCAGATGCAGCAAAATCAATGGCGGACTCTTTGGATTCCAGTCTGCAAAGGCGATAAATTCTATTGCAAAATCTGGTCAAACGGCACGCAGACATTCAAGTTCTATGAAGCCTGGGCGGACTTCATTCCCTTTAAGAGAGCAGCAGGATGAGATACCCACAATCAAATCAATTGCCTGAATGCCAATCCCAATGCTCAGCGGAGGGCCTGCCGGATTTGGACTGGGAAAATCCGATAATTCCGCCTGGCAATACAATCCCAACCAATCTAATTAAAAATACTTATACTGCTGGACAAACATGGGTAACACCTAAAAACGGCGTGATAAGACTAGCATGGAACGGTAGTCTAAATAATAACATAACAAGTGTTTTAGTCGCCATTAACGAAGTCCAATTCTATCACGTTCCTCGCGCCGGGGAAGGAGAGGTTAAATCTTTGCTCGTTACCAAGGGGAATCAGGTCAAGCTGGCTATCCATTCTACTGTCACGCAAACCCTTAACAGTAATACGCTGGGTTTCTGTTTGTTTCCATTTAAGGATTAGGTGTAAGGTGTAACTATGCGCTATCCACAATCAAATCAATTGTCTGAAATACCTTCCGTAGGTGGGGAAATTGATTGGGACAACCCAATAACCCCGCCTGCCAATGTAATCCCAACGAATTTATCTAAAGACGTATGGGTTGACGGACAAACTTGGATAGCACCTAAAAGTGGAATAATGAGACTTGCCTGGACTCAAAGGATAAACAGTAAAATAATAGGTATTGCGGTCGCTATCAATGGAGAATGGTTTTACCACGCTGTTCATACTGAAGAAGGACATGCTCACGCCATTCCCGCTACCAAGGGAGATAGAGTCGCGGTGCGGCTCATATCTACTATCGCGCAAACACTTAACAATGGCGCGGTGGTTTTTAGCTTAATTCCATTTAAAGGTTAGGCTTGAATGTAGGGCATTGGCTTCTTTAAAAAAAATATTGTATAGACTAAACTATTTTTTTTGGGGATAAGCGCATGTCAATGTCAAAACCAATAGAGGAACTCACCGTTGAGGACATCGAGGCGTTCAACGCGGCTCGCCAAAACACATGTGAAAGCAACCATCCACTGAACACGTCAGGCAATTTCATGGACTTATTGCTGGAGGGAAGTCGTATGCTTGTTGACGAGTTCCGCGATAGAGATGACTATAAACTTGATTTGGGCAGCCCCGAATGAAAGGAAACAACTGCAACTGCATTTACCAAGAAATGCCATCAGAGAGGATGTTGCACTTCCTCAATGCAGAATTCAAGCAGTTGCTAAACAACTTCCGTGCATTTTTCACCACACATACCGAGATCGCAGAAAGCATTGACTACTCAACAGTTTTGATAATGGAAATCTACAGGCGGATAAATCAGCGAAGCGACTATTACACCTACTTTCACACCAAGCCAAACGGCAATGAACCGATGATGATGGCCGAAACAAAACATATAGCGCTGATGGCGTATTGGGTAATCAAATACAAACCGCTCTCCTTGCCACGTCAGAGAGCTGACGACCTATACCAGAAAAAATGTTGTACGATTAACGAATATTTCGCAGTGTTCTGCATTTTTTCCTTGGTAAAGAAAGTGCCGCGCATAAAAGACATCAACGCCTACTTCTCCCCAAAGAACATCAACAACATAGTCTATACATTCATGCACCGGGACATAAGTAAGGAGGCAATGATCCTCTACGTCGAATCGTTGGTAGACGAAAGCCTTGCAGGGTAGAAGAAATTTTCTTCTACTCCAGCCCAAGTCGTCCGGCTTTATCCTTATCCATCCGGCATAAAACCCCATTTTGCTTTCAAAAAGAAAAGATCTGTAACGGTTTTAAAGTCCTGTTTGTCCAGGTTCAGTTTTCTGATCTCTTTCACATCGCCCACGAATCTGGCATATAGCGCCCACCTTTTGCACTTGATGGAATCCAGGGCGTGAGGAACCTCGGACGGCCCCATCAAGCCGAACATGCGTGTCAGCTTGATGTTGAACTCCTTGACAGCCATGTTGTAGATGGCGTCGCCGCCGCTTGAGAAATTGTGCGCCGATGAATACAATGTCCGCTCGCGGGTTTTGGGATGCTCAATCATCATCGGCAGGCAGTTGTCACCGCATTTGATAAAGTCCGTTGCGCGTTTCCCCCAAGGGTCGCCGCCGCCGCTGTCCGCTCCGCCCATGCCAAACTCAAGCGGCTTGTAATATGGAAAGCGCTCCGGCCCGGACGTGAGAGTCTCGCCTTTGCGAATCCACCTGGTGACATCGTCAATGAGTTCCACAAAAACCGACTTGCCCTTGATGGCCTTGATCTGGTATTCATAAGGAATAAACCTCTGGTCTCCATCAACCCAAATCTTTTGCCCGTGATAAAACAAACTGCATGGATTCATATACACAAAGACATCGCCGACCGTCACATAGCTCAACTGATCCTCGTTTGAGACAATCAGCTCCCACGCCTTGAAGTCATAGCTGCCGTATCCGTACAGGCTGACGGTTTCGCCGTCCACAACTACATCACCCATCATCGCGCTGTCAGGATAGCGGACGTAATCATTGACGGTTTCGTCAAAATGAACCGGAAAGATTATCTCATATTCCAGGTCTTGTCTGTTGTAGCTGATGTACTGCCCGATGGCCGACTCGCCGCCCCTGGCAATGGCAGTGACCATCGTCGTGCCATCGTCAATAATCAAATCAAAAACAAGCGCGACCTTGGGGCTGACCGTCGGCCCAAGGCCGCACGAGATCAACCCGAACTCCGTGTCGTCGACAACTATGTGCCCCGGTATCTCGCGGGAATCAATAAAGACACCGCGGGAGACTTCCAGGGATTCGCGGTCTCGAACCTTTTTGGCGAGAGCAGGGGTCAGATTTTTAATCGCATCCCTAATCCCCATGTCGTCCCGCGTCTCCTCATACATGTCTATAAAGGACTGCATCTTCGGCAGCACTCTGAGTGTGTCAATCATGCTGTATTGGTGCCACGTCCCTGAGTTTGTCAGGGAGAAGCCGTAGGAACCAAGCTCTCTGAGCGCCGCCGTGTTCTGTGAGTTCCAGCGTTCAAGCAGGTCGTCTTTGAGGCGCATGGTGTGGGCGTGGTTGCGGTTTCGTTTCATCCGCGTTTCAAGGGCGTCCAGAAAACTCCATCTGCTGAGCATGTCCGCCGTGTTATAAAAGGTCGCCCTCATTTGATACGCAAGTGAAACGCCGTGGTCGAAGGTCTTGTAACTGAGATCAATCGCCTCGTCAATGGCGCCCGACAGATTGCTGATTGCTTTGAGCGCCGCCATGTAATCGGGAGACGAACTGTTGAGGTGGGCGACGACCGAGATTATCGCGTCGGCCTCAATCTGTTTCCAGAACGGGCTGTTGAGGTCTTTCATCTGCTGGAGCTTGTCGCAGAGATATTCCAAATCCTTGACGGCGCTTGTCAAAAGCCTGTCCAGAATCTGTTTCTGCTGCGCGGCCCAGCCAATCATCTTATTCAGCTCGTTGACATAAGAATTAACGAGATTGTTTATCTTAATGACTGTGGAGCTGAAGCACTGAACGGCGTCGGTGACTCTTTTCGCGTTGTCGGTGATGCGCTTGGCGATTGGTATTCCCTTGATCGCGTCCGGGAAGCTGGCCGCGCACAAATCCTGTATTTTGTCCAGCACCATCTGCTTGAGACGTTCAATCTCCTGGATGGCCGCGTCGTAACTGGCGCCCTCAAGCCCCTTGCCTGCGGTGAACTTCGCTTTTGACTGCGGGAGCCACGCCATGCAGGCGACATCCCAATTCTTTTTCAGGAGGGCGCGTTCCTTTTTGCGACGCTCCTCCTTGTCCTGTATTTTTTTTATCTCTCCGAGTTCTTTCTGATAGTCTGCCAGCTTCTTGTCGAACTGCTGCTGCTCCGCCGCCGTGCGCCGGACGTTGCCATCGCTGTCCAAGCGCTCGTAATCATAATTCCAATCGCCGCGGGAGACTTTGCTGCCCGCGCAGTTCCTAAAGGCGAATACATTGACATCCTTGAGCGCCGTGTCAAGCCTGTTGATTGGGGACTTACGCTCTTGTTGCTTCATTTTGCGATACCCATTGCTCCGGCGTCAGGCGCGTATCCAAATAGTCGTCAAGCTCTTCAACCGTGTAGTCGCCCAGGAAGTCTTTGACTGGCAGATACTCGCCCACAAGCTCACGATGTTTGTCGATATGTTCCCATACAACTGGATTGACGCGCATAGGATAGTAAAGGGCGAATGGATTGCCATAGACACGCAGTTCGGAGATGACAACAAGTATTTTTTCGTAAACAAGCCCCGCGATGATGGGGTTGCTGAGGTTAAAGGTAAGCGTTTTGCTTTTGACTTTCCAGTAGTAGCGAAGAACTTCCCTTTCCCTTGCGTCGAGTCTTTGCAGCCGTTTTATCATGTCCTGTTTTTCCCGCTCTTTGGCCGCCGAGCTAAGCAAGGAGCTTCCACAGAATACAAGCAGTAGAGATAATGCAATCCAAGCCGTAATGAAAAAGATAGCCATGTCAATCATCTCCCAAAGATATAACTGGCAGGTCACTCCCAAGAACCTCACGATGTTTGTCAAGATATTCCCATACGTCTGAATCAACGGACACAGGGTAAAGGAAAAACGGATTATTCAACTCTGTCTGGAAAAGGACAACAAGTATTTTGTCATACACAAGTCGGGCGACAGCGGGTTCGGAGATATTTAAATCAAGCGCTCTCTCTTCTGAATATTTGCGGAGGACTTCCTTTTCCTTGGGGGTGAGTCCTTGCAGGCGTTTTATCATGCGCCGTCTTTCCTGGTCTTTGACGGCCCAGGCGACGACGCAGGCGCAGACCCAAGTAAGTAGCTGACCCAGAATACAAATAGCGGCGATAATATAACCAAACTTCATATAGGACTGATATGGCGCCCAATCTCTATAAAAAAAGAAAACCGCCCAAGCTGAAATAAAAAAGGGCATTATTCCTCCTCTCCCAAAGATATATTTGATTCCGTCTTCATCTCGCTGTTGTTCACATTGGCCCAGGCGTCAACTGTGTTGTAGTTGGTCTCTTTAGCCAGTCCGGTTTCAATTGAGATGTTCACGTTTTTGTTGTGCGTCCCCGCGATTGTCTCGGTGACGTCTCCGGTCACTATGCGGTGGACGCTGCCGTTGATATGCTCGGTCACGATGGCGCGTTGGTTCTCAGGAGCACCCATTGTTTTGGTGACGACGCGCTCATACAGCTTCTGATTGACACCGCTGTCATTGGCGTCGGACGCGATGGTCTCGCGGATGATGCCGTTGCCGACGCGTAACTCCGTGGTGATTCCGCTCTGTGAGATGTTGTCGCCGCAGCGGAATACGACCTCGCCGCAGCTCATGAAGCTGGCGATGATCTTATTCTCCCGCTTGCCGTCTTTGTTCAGACTACCGGAGAAGATCGTGAGGTTCGGGCCGTCAATATCAATCTGAAACTCAAAGTTGTCCGCCAGAAAATCCGAACTGCCCTTCATCATGTTGGAACTGTCGGATGTAAAGCAGAGCCTGGTGAGAACCTTGCCGTTCTCGTTCACAGTGTAAGCTCTGAAGCCGCTTCCAACCACATCGTAATTGGTGGCGATGGCCTTGATGACATTCATCACGCCGAGGACATGCAGTTGCGCCAGGTCGCCGCTGAAGATTGACGCGCTCCTGCCGCGCCCGAAGAGTGCCCCCGCGCCGTTAGGAGCGCTTATGGACACATCGCCGGGGAGCTTCTTTCTGGCGAAGACAGTATTGGGCGTGAATCTTTTAATAAAATTTCTTATGCGGGTCAGGCCGTTGTGATTGAATCTCTCAATCCTCGGTTTATATATGGAAGCCTCGCCTCTTATAAGCTCAATTGTTATAGCGGAGCCGATTTCAGGAACAATCTCAATACCCTCGCCCGATGTGCCCAATTCGGAATAACTGACGCCCGGATATATATCACCGCTCCCGTTAGACGCAAGACAGTCCAGCGTCATACGGTCTGTATCAACATAAATAACTTCGCAATCTATGAGCATAAAAAATATTATATAATGATTCAATAGGAGGAAGTAATGAAAAAATCCAAAACAAGAGACTGCCAAGAGCGTGATTGGGGATTGATATAAAGCCTATTTTGCCTTTTACGCTTAACAAACACTTTTGTTAAGCGCAGGGGACTCGGCCCCTCCTCCTCCTCCCTCATCACCGTAGGAGGTGGTGGGGGGGTGGTGCGCTTTGACTGGAAGAATTGTCTGGTGATTGACCCAAATCAGGTGGGACTACAATTCAATAGCATGACATCTTGGGATTACGATGATCGGATATATGATTTTGGAAATCTAATCCCGTGGATATATGGAAGCTATAGCGGATTTAATTTCGCTGACCTGACGTGGGAGTCTATTTTTGAAGGTGAATTTAACGCCAAATACGTGGATCACAATAACAATCCCATTAACACAGGAGAATCACTTGTATCCTATGTTTCCTTTAGCGACAATTGCTCTATACAAATGGAAGACCTTGGTGGCGGCAGATTCAGAGTCAAGCTAAACGGAACCTGCACTGTATCCGGCAGATGCAACCCTTGTTTTGTGATAGGCGAGATGAGGCTTCGTTGCCAACTCTACACCGAACCCTTTATGCTGATTGACGAAAATTTTAAAGTCGGGATAGGCGTGTCAATAGGCGGAACGCAACCCGGTCAGTATGTTCTTGCGAACTGGAATGTGATTTAGCTATCCAGCAACTAGAGTTTCAGTGCCAAAAGGCATTAACGTGATGGGTATTCGGCAACGATATGGGCCAAAGGATCCATAATCGTCACCTCTGTTCGTGACTTCCAGCCAAAGGAAGAGTTCGCCTGCTCTAAGATTGGAACCGTGTATTCGCAGATTAGGATTCCAGGTGTCGTCCAGAAACCAGAAGCCGAGGTAGTCACCGTTGGGTTCATCGTTTTGGAACCGCATTCGATCCCAGTTAAAAATATATTTCATGTTGTTTGAAATATTCGTATCGCCAAGATAAACCCCCTCAATTCCAAGAGGGCCGTCATAGTAATAGCCGCCATGACTGCTCGCCTCTGCGCGAGACCTCAGTTGGATCACAATATTGTCCGGTACTACCCGCACCACCCCCCCACCACCTCCTACGGTGATGAGGGAGGAGGAGGAGGGGCCTTTGCCTTCTCCATAAAAACTTGAAACAGCTTTGACTTCGGCACTACCTTTACCAATAGCCTCTACCTCACAAGTCCAACCATCAGATGACGGGGTTATTTTGATAAAATCTCTACCCTCTACAATTTCCCACTTTATCGGCTTATGCTTTTCTTTATCATCTGGACTCCACTCTGTTATTGTCAGCGTCCCCGTACTTTCAGCCATATCTTATCTCCGTATTTATATTGTGATATGTTTGTTGGTTGGGTGTCAAGGGTTATATATTAAAAGGAGGTATTATGTCATTATCCGAAACTTTCCGTCTTGGTGTGGATAGCCTGCTCAAATACAGCATCTTCGCTCCTCCACGCGCCCGCAGGGAAAAATTTGAAAGCTCAGCAATGGACGCTGCGGTAAGAATGATATATCGTGAATCATGGCGAGCATTGCGAACATTGCAACAGATTGCGGGACAGCAACCGACACGCAAGTCCATATCTGTCAAAATACACTGGAACGGCATTACTTCCAGGATGCGGCTTTGGATAAGACCTCAAGGCCCCTCCTCCTCCTCCCTCATCACCGTAGGAGGTGGTGGGGGGGTGGAATGGTCTATTGAATGTGATAGTTTTGACTGGACGGTGACGCCAGAGAGAGTAAACACCGGGGGCAAAGAAGAAGAAGTTCCAGGCTACTACATTTTAACTCACGAGGCCAAAATAATCGGGCTTCCATCTGGCGTTACCGCCACACAAATTCAACTTCTTGGTATTAATGGCGCTGTGGCAAGTTCGTCATGGCACTCCTATAACAATACACTCACAATAAGATGCGGACACATTGGCGAGGAGGCTGGCGCCATCGGCTACAACCATACTGTTGGAGGATATACAAATGCCATTTGGCAGATCAGTTATGGTGGCGTTACCAAATTTTTGATTATAGGTCATAGTAGCGTTGACAATACCTTTGTCGGTGGGGTTTATGTTGAGGGTCGTGATCCCCTCCCGCACAACCTATAATACCGCTGCACCATTTTTGGTGCAGTGCGTTCACCCGTTGAGCCTCAAAAAGATCTCTTGAGGCTATCGCAGTTTTCAACAAAAGGTGTTGGTTGCGCTAATCCACTATTCTGTAATATTTAAAATAGTAAATATCTTCTCCGCTTCGTTACCATTACTGTCAGAGACAGATACGCGAACCATTGCGGCAATTTCGTTGTTATCATCCGGGGGCCTCAAAGTGCTATTGTTTCTTTCTGTGTTATAGATCAATAGGTTCCCCGCCAACGAAAGAATGGCGTGGGGCATTGCACATTCTAAAACTTCCATATTCCAAGTGTATGGAAGGCTTCCGCCCCGCGCAAATAATTTCCATTCCTTATGGGTTGCCCCACCTAGTGCCAACGGCGACAAAGTTGTTATCTCCACCCCCCCACCACCTCCTACGGTGATGAGGGAGGAGGAGGAGGAGGAGGGGCAAATTCCATCCTCTTTTTGTTATAAGCAATATGGAGGGAATAATGATGTTCCCTATAACAAGGAGGGCTTATGTCCAATATGATTCAAAAATTCAATGCCTCTTGTGATGAAATCATAAGGGAAGCCAAAGCAAAATATTCAGGCGCCAGGAAGCTGACGGAGTATCTGTCCATAGACTTCAAGACGTATCTCAGACTGAGTGTTTTATATTTGGATACTGTTTGGGGGATGGACGAGTTCAGTCTCAAGACATTCTGCAAACTGCACCTGGCTCACTGGAGCCGTATCTTGAGCTTTGAGTTTAGTTCAGTTCTGTGGCTGTTCGCCCGTGGGCAATAACTAAACAAAAAAGGGGGGCGACCCCTTTTTTTATAATCGTTTGGGATATAATATCGTAATGTCCCTCGAAAAAAAACAAAAGGAGAATAACTATGTTCTCAGAACGCAAGGTCGCACAGATGGCTGCCTACTTTCTTATGAAAAGCGGCGGACACATGAACGTCATAAAACTGATCACACTGATGTATCTGGCTGATCGTCAGCACTACAAAGAACACGGCTTTCCGATAAGTGATGACGATGTTGTTGCCATGCCGTATGGCCCAGCCTTATCGCGGACGCTGGGGCTGATCGAACAATTGCGTATCAATGCTACAGCCAATAAAAAATGCGACGACTAACTAATCATCCCCACATGCTTCACGGTCTTCTCCCTGAGAACATACCGTGTGCCGCGTTTCTGCCCCTGCTTTTCAACGATACCCTCAGTCTCCAATTCGGAAAAGATTCTACGCAGCATCGCTGACACGCCATCGTAGTTCTTCATAGCCAATCCGCTCTGCGCCTGGAAACTCGAAAGAGCGCCGTGTTCCATGAGCATCGCCCTGACTTTCTCTTTAACTTCTGGATATGTGGGTGCTATGACTTTCGGCACTGCGGGTTCTTTGTTGAACGTGTGGGTGATTTTGGTCGGCGGGGTCAGAGCCGGTGCCGGGGCGGGGCGGGCAACCGGCGCCTCAAACAGCAAACCTCCATCCAGGAACACATCGGCGTCCTCTGGACGGAAAAACACTACTGTGCTTGACGCGGGCACTCCTTCCCTGTGAAGAGAGTCAATTACACGCTCTCCGACACGTTTCTTTTGTGCACCGCTTAAAGCGGAAGTCTGAATTGTAACAATAGCCATTTGTTTCCTCTATAAGGACAGGATCATGGATAAAACCCAGCTAAAATATAGTATCACAATCAGCCCCCAGAAATTATTTTTATGCCTAAAGGAGAATATATGCCACAAGACCACGTTGAATACCTCAAATGGCTCACAAAAGAGCAAAAGCGGACGCAGAAAGACATCGCCAAAGAAATAGGCGTAGCCAGCAAATCGACCATCGCCCGATACCTCTCCGAAGAACGAGAGATACCGCCCGACATATGCAATAAGATAGAAGAACTGGCAAAAGCCAAAAAGCACGCGTTCCCCGTCGCTGAATCAATATACGATATTTCAAGTATCAAACACATCAAGAAGAAGTTCTGGACGCCAGGAGTATTCAATCTCGAATATTACTATGTGTTTCAGCCAACCATTGACATGAGGTGTTATAACAGCCGCAACCTTATGGTCCACCACATGTTCGAGGAATTGTTTCACAATAGTTTTGCCACGAACCAGGCGGAGGCATGGGAGATACTCAAACCCATCATGGAAGTCCACTATCGCGTGTCGTGGGAAAAGGAAGTGGAGCAGGAAGAAGCTAAAAAGGCCGGGGACGAAGAGAAGTGGAAAGAGATTCTCTATTTCTTAATAGACTATGACCCTGAATTTCTCTGCCGCCAGGATGTGCTGGGGATGATATTTAGAAAACGCTGGCCGAATTACCGCGACCGGAGCCATACGGACAGAGTGGACGCGATTTGTTACTACAATGAGCATATTGATCACTTTCAGATGTTTCATATCTAATTTAGTGACCAGAATCACTCAGAGTTTTCCACAATCGCTATGATAAAAATCACAGTTTTTTAGTGACAAAAGTCATTTTCCGGGGCCAAAGCTCCAAAATGGTCATTTTTCGGGGCCGAGTTTGGGTCTGCCGGGGCCGAGTTTTCAATTAGTTGTTCATGTAAATTGCCGGGGCCGATGGTATGTTTTCGGCCCCGATTTTTAGGTCTCCGGGGCCGTCAAAATTGGGCTTTTTGCCTCAAACCAGGCATAAAACCTCGAAATTACCCCCAATCTTCAGGGTTAAAGAGGGATTGTTGGGTGATTTTGTCGTTTTTCTTAGGCGTTATCGCATTCTTCGGAAATTCGACCTTAAAATGGCTGCACCTTGAAATTATATGATTTCGGAGGGCAACGTAGTCGTCTATGAGCTGTGCCAGGATGTCCGAGGCGTTCTGAACGTAATACTTGCTAAGTTTCTCAAGGTTTATCGCGGTGTCCAGGGGCAGATCGTAGGCGATTCTGATGCGCTTCCTCCGAGACCACTCCGAGCGTTTCAAATGCCTGATATATGAACGAACTGAAGGTTTGTTGCAAAACTTTGTGTACATGAGAAAACCTCAAAAAAAAAAAAAAAAAAAGAGAGAAAGAGAGAATACCTAATAATAATAAAAAAAAAAAAAAAAAAATAATAATAATATAATATTATATATATAATAATAATCTATACTTTCTTCACTACGATTTTTGTCAATCCCTCTCGTTCCCGTATTCTACAGATTTTGGAAAATTTGTAGAATTGATTCTTGTTTTGCTTTTTATATGAACATGCGCTATTACTTGTTTTAGAAGTTTTGGAAATTTTGACTAGTCATTTTTTGATTTTTTCTATAGAAAATTTTTTGCTCGGCCCCGGCTTTTTAGTATTGGTCGTTTTTGATGAGTCGTAAATCGTAAAATGCAAAAAGTCACTGTCCGGGGCCAAAAAAAATTTTTTTTTAAAATGGCACTAAAAAAAATGCCATTTTAAATAGTCAAAATCGTATATATTTATTTTAGCCATGTTACGACAAAGTCGAATCGGGAAATCAATCGGTAAATCATCCGAAACCTCTGAGCCAGCTTTTCATCGGCGTTTCCAATTACAGTAATCCAGTCAAAAAAATCATATGACTTCAGATCCATATCCCTATGAAAGCCTCTCTACTATATTTTACTATATCTTAGCCGCAAAATACCACTATTTTTTGTTATAAATAATTTGTAGGAGCAATATCCTATCAACCGTCCCCATTATGGGGCATATCTCTAAGGAGAATCTATGGACACCATAGAAATACAACTTCTTCAGCAGGCTTACGAAGAGTCACGAAAGAAGTTCGTGAACGCCCAGGAAAACCTGAGCAAAGTTCCCGGCGGCTCGGAGTATCTCGCGCTCTACGCGGACAGAGAAGATCTGGTGAGCAGCACCCGTCTCTACACGCATCGGGCTTATAAAGCCTATAAGAAGGCGTATAAGAACTTCTGGAAACCAGGGCTGCGTAGCGAGAGAGTCAAAGCCGCTATGGATTTGACCTGGGCCATCAAAGACCTCTCTGAAATCGAAGGTGGCAGCGAGTTCATGGGATTTGAAGCGGCGATGAACGATTTGGTTGGAGAGCGTCAGCTTTTCAAAACCCAGGAATACACACTGTTCAAAGAAGCCGGTGTGGAAGCCATGAAGTTCGCGTCGCACATTCGCTACGCCAAGCGGAACGCCGAGAGGCAGCATCAGTATCAGTACCAGCATCAGGCGCAGGAAGAAGAACTGCAAAGCGCGTAGCAATAAACATATGGGGAGGTTTTATCCTCCCCATTTTCTTTTAAATAGGAGAAGTAAATGAGCATTCGCAACGATATAGCCGTGGGGTGGACGATAAAAGTCAGTGACGAAGATGCGATAAAAGAAAGAGCAGGCAGAGGCATCGACGTTCAGAGAGATAAAATATATAACACCATCCATATCTTTGGCTGTGAACACGAAAATATCCTGAAAATGCTTGGGGCTACTATGTCTATCATAGAAGAGCGTAATCGGCCTTCTGGATTCACGGGAACAGCGTGGTTTCCGCCAAAAGTACTGGTCAATCTGTTGAATAACACAAAATATGATGGCGATGACAACTCAATAACATACTTTAAAAATCAACTTCCCTTTAGAATCACCCGCTTTGAAAGAATGTTGCATCATACGGTTGATTTTGAAGCGTTAAGACTTTTTGATATACCGGATTACATATTTGACATATCGGAGAAGGAATGAGCGCAATCATGACTTACTACTCCTCACCTTTTTACGTTGATCGAGAGAAGAGCGCTTTAGAGAACGCAAGGGAGGCATTAGCGCATTTCCATAAATATCACTGCGACTATGGTTGTAAAAAATTATATGTCATAATGAAGCAACACGATAATAATGATATATGGGCGTTAGCGTATGAACATGGGACCGACATATATGGAAGACACGAGATTGTTCGGACAAAGAGCAAGGGAGACACGATATGGGTCATGGGCGAAGAAACAATCCTGAACTATCTTTTGGAATTGATTCAGGACGATTATCATTGGGATGGAGAAACCTTATATCCCCACAGAACAAAACACAGGAAAGAGACAATTATAAAGTTGCTTCGCCTATTCAGAGAAGACAGTGATTTGGAAGTAAATAAGTGGCTCTATTGTCGTTTAAAGTATGAAAATAATCTTCATGGCAACGAAATTTGGATACTGACAAATGGTTGTCGCGATATATGCCGGGGAGACTTTGACACAATATGTGCGATGTTACAGGCCAAACAACCACAGACGCGCGCAAGTCAATTTTTAACATACGCGAATGAATATATCGGCTCAAACGGCGCACTTAAAACCATAATTGACGCCAATAAATTTATTGATTTTTATAGAGAAAAAATGATTTCTGATGATTCAGCTACGGAGCTGAAATGAGCGGCCCCAACTTCTTTATCAATTTACCACCGGGCAAGGAAAGCCCGGATAGATTTAACGAGTGCCGCGCAAACAGAGGATTCGGCGACTACTTCGGATTCCCCGCGGACTGCGACTTAGGCAGAGCTTACGTCCATTACAAAGACGGTGAAGACGAATATGATTTGGCGAACAGGTTATATAACGAGGGAGTCTTTGATGGGTATTGGCCTGAACCTGACGAATACTCATTTGAAGCCATTAACGACTATTGCATTGAGACAGCCTTTGAGCTTTATTATTGTCTCGAAATGATTATTGATGAAGTCAAAAACATATGGAGGCCAGAACGTGCTAAAGCGATTATTCCTAAACTTCCCAAATTGAACAGGGCTACAACATGATAGCTATATGGAGAGACTACAAAGAAGCTAACTTTGATATTGATCTGCCGCCAGGCAAGGAAAGTCCGGGCGGATTTAATCTGTCTCGCTGTATTCAGGGGTATGGAAATTACTTTGCGTTTCCCGCGGACAGTGACGAAGGCAGAGCCTACGCACACTATAAAGATGGAGAAGACGCGCTTGATTTAGCGAATAGATTATACGAAAAGGGTGTGTTCGATCCATATTTCCCTACAGATGAGCGCGACGCGCTTTTTGATTATTGTCTTGAGGTGTCCTTTCAACTTTGCGAGTCCCTCGAAAGGATTATAGACGAGGTCAAATACAGATGGAGACTGTGACGTGATTTCTCTTGAGTATAACGGCAGAAGATTTATCTTTCGGTCTCGGATTGAAATCAGGATTGAGAGAGATACAGCTTGGGTCTGCGCTTCCAGATATGGTATACGCGGTGAAGGCTCAAGCAGGAAAGAGGCTCTCGCTAATTACAAGAAAGATTTTTGCGTGGTTTGGGACACTATCGTCCAAAAGCCGGATTCAGAATTGTCATGCGCCAACAGAGCGCTAAAGCAACAGTTGTCTTATTTAGTAAAGGAGGTTTTATGAGCAAAATAACACTAACAGAAATGTTTTGCGATGACGCAAGGTTGATATTTAGTCGACCCATAACTATTGAAATGCAAATCGTGGAAAAGGGATGGGTTTTATACAAATCGGAAGAAACCGGCATAGAAACCATTGGTTGTGATCACGGGCAAGCGCAAAGGTTGTTTTCCCATACGCTTTGTACCAAATGTTCAGACTTAATTGATTTAGAGATTCGGTTGTGGGACAATTTGGTCTACTCCACTGCACGATATTATTTCAATTATCCTATGATTGTCGAAATATCCAGAGACGGCGAAAAATGGTGTTGTGAATGGAAAAATGTTTTTACGTCCGCAGATTTAACCAGAGACAAAGCTATTAGCAGGCTTAAAAAATTCTTTTACGAGTCAGCGAATGGACAAGAAGGCACGTATATACATGACAAAATAAACCGATTAGTCAAAAGGATCCAAAGAGTATATACTGTCACAATTAGCCTCGGCCCATTAATTTTTAAAGACTTTAAGGCAGACGATGAACACGGCGCAGTAGAACAGGCCAAATCGGTATTACAAGCCTATTCTCTTAATAGCATACACAATGACAACGTCCATATAAAACATGTCGGATTAAGCGTCGCCTCGGCTATAAGCTATCCAAAGGTGGTTGCGGTTTGTCGTCCGATGATATTCAAAACCCCGAAACCGCCCTTGTGGGAAATTACCTTTGATCTTGGGACTTGGATGGTTGATGGAATTGTGGCATACGATCCTGATGAAGCCAAGCGGATAGCCTTTGAATCAATCAAACGGAATTGGCGGGGCATTGTCGCGGAAGTACCATATGACTAAATTCACTGACGAAGAACTTCTGACATCAACCTGTAACGACTGCAACTCCAAAATAACTCAAACGCTTTTAGACAACTGGCGCAGCTCAATATTGGATTGTGGCTGCAAGACAGAAACACGATGTTGGGACACACTACCGGAGGATAATCATGACAACAGTATGGTTTAAACTATCAAATTGCTATTGGAATATTAGCAATACTATTTACAACCATATAAAATGGCATAAAACTCTGAAAAAAATCCGCGCTTTTAACGGAGACGAGGCCCTGTTTGAAGTCATGCAGACAGTCCTGCGAAACTTCCTTGAATGCACGGATAATCCAGAAAAACAGGAGAGCGCGAAAGAAGTTATTGAACTCATAGAACGTCTGAAAGTACCCGACATGATTAAGGCGAAAGCGCTTAGCGAAATTAATTCCCGTTATCCTATGTATGTTCATCGTGCGGATGGGAAATATACAAGACAAGGCGATGGTTGGGCTGGCATTCACAATGGAGAAGAAGGCTACTATAGGTGCGTCAATGGTTATATGCGGTTCTGTCTTAGCCCTGATCAGGCGGAGACAGACAGGCTGATAAAAGAGCTGATACAACATACCACCGAGACCCGTGAGGCAAGCAGAAGATCTGACAAAGAAACAAACGAAGCCTTTGAGAGACTCTTCAAGCTAATTAGAGAGAATGTCTATACTTGGTGGGCGCCTTGAAGATTGCAGGTTCTAAACAAGGCCAGCTAATCTACGAAGCAGAAAATAAATATCTGCTTTTAACTCGCGATAAGGAGAGAAAATGTCCAACTCAACGTTGACCATACCGGCACGAGAATTCTGTGGCGGATGTGAATTTTTAGGATATACGGGCGGCCATGTAAACAATTGGTGTTGTAACGCGTGTTCAGCCGCTATGGGCCAGAACGCCAGACTGTTTACAGTTCTGCCATGCAACTTAATTGATCGCTACAAAAGACCGGACTGTCCTTTTAAATCAACTGACACTATCCCCAAAGAACCAGAAGCAAATGAAGAAGAGTTGTCGTGGACGACCATAAAGCACAGATGCGCGTCTCTCACGCTTAACGCCCCTCTATCGGTTCGTGTAGTACACGCCGGCAATGTATGGATATATCATACCGACGAACTCCATTTGGCTGAATACGCCCATACACGCGAAGAAGCCGAGGAATCGTTTTGCAGAAAGATTATCAATCAATGGCGCAATGTCACGGACGATCCTTGGTTTTTGTATATAGTTCAAAGTGAAGATATTACACTTTACAATCTCTCTTATAAAGGCAGGAAATTTGATTTCAGATACCCCTTGTACATCGAAGCGCTTCATTCAATTAAGGATTGCTGGCTGTTTTTGTCCAAACAGTTTGGTATTAACGGCAGCGGCAAAACGAGAAAAGAAGCCTTTGACGTATTTTTGGATAACTTCTCAACAGCTTGGGATAACAGCGATCTGAAGGATCGGCTGAATCCTCCGGGGGAGTAGAGGGAAATGCCTACATCCACAACATCCAGAATGTTGGCGAGAGAGCTTGGCGTTAGCCACGCCACGATTCTTGAAGCCATCGGTCAATATCAGAGCCTGCTTGGCAAGGTTGGCGTTGATCACCAGAGCAATACCGCCCATCTGACAGGCCGCCAGACAAAAACCTTGACAGAGCTTCTGAGTAATAACACAAAGGACAGCGCCACTGAAGATAAGACCGAGAAACTGATCGAGTTCACAAATGCCGGAGCCGTGACCACTTCATTAATTATTGCTAATGGCACACGAAACGAACACAGAGTTGTTTTGCAACTAATTCGCGGGCATGTGGCGAGTTTAGAGAAGTTTGGAAGGGTTACATTTGAAACGCAACCCTTTCAGACGGCAGGCGGAACTCAGAAAAGAGAAATAGCTTATCTCAATGAGAGACAAGCGACACTGTTGCTTACCATGATGCGTAACAGCGATGTGATCATAGAGTTTAAGACGCGTCTCGTCCAGGCTTTCTATGAGCTTGCCACACGCCCACAGGATTACGCTTCAAAACTGTCGCGCTTGGAAATTCTCAGGATGGCAACGGAATCCGAGGAACGCGCTCTCGCGGCTGAGAGTCAGGTTGAGGAACTGCTACCTCAAGCGAAAATCGCCCAGCGCATAGCCATCGCCAAAGGCTCGCTCTGCATCAGCAGCGCTGCCAAAGTTCTGCAAAGAGCCGAGAAACAGTTCTTCGATTACCTGTCGAAAACCGGTTGGATATACCGCCGCCACAAAACAGCCGTCTGGCTGGGATACTCCGACAAAGTCAAGGCCGGTCTGCTTGAGCACAAAGTCACCATAGACGAGAACGGCAAAGAGGTTATCACCGAACAAGTCCGCGTGACACCCAAGGGGCTGATCAAACTCGCGCATGAGTTTAACGTTACGATTGATGAGGAGGGGAAATGACCAGTCCCGATCCAACCGCAAATAAAATCAGGCGCATCAGAAAAGACATGGAAGCTGAACTTCTCAGAGCGCAGAGGTTGGTTGACGAAGGAGGCAATAGACTTCTTAAAAATCTGAAAGGGCTTTCAGGCGACGCCAAAAGCACATACTTCAATGTTGAAGCGCCGGAACACCGTTTAGCCGCACTTTTGATAGACGCTTCTCGTGCCCTTCAGGAAGCGATAGAAATTCTGCCTCAAATCTTTACTTCAAAGGAACGGGAGAAAATCAACCGATGACCCCGCCCAACTCAAATTAACCGAAAGAATGTTTATTGCTTTGGACGACGATGAAGATGACAACACTTGAACGATTGCGAGAAATATTTGAAGGAAGAATGGAGAAAGTCGCCAGAAAGGTCGGCGTTCTCCCAAATGGCATCGTAATAGAGATGTGGCCCAGAGAAACAAAACATAAGGTTCCTCATGTCGCAGTAACTCGTGACGGGCGTACAGCTATAATACCGATTGATCCGTCTATTTTTCCCGTTGAAAAACCATTTAAAAACCCATTGCAAGAAAAGTATATTCGCATCGCTGAGCAATGGATTGCGATGCACAGATTTGAACTTGATGATATGTACAAAAGAAGACTGGAGCCTAATGTTCTTCGTCAGCTTTTTTAGGAGGTTATGATGCCCAAACTCAATATATATGACTTTCTCACTTCTGACATTGCCGCCCATTGCGAAAACATAGGGCATACTTTTAATCCGCTTGAAATGGCAGTGATTGTAGGTTACAGCCGCAAGACAGTGAAAGAAAAACTGGCCGCATGGCAAACCATTATTGACGAATGCCCGGATATGCCGATACGTCCAAATGACGCTGAAAAAACTGAATGGTGGCAGAAAATGAAGAGGGACAACCCAGACATTGACAGCGGGGATTACCCCCTGCAACCATGCGCCAAGTTCAAAGCCAAAGAAAGTTTGCACGAGTTTTTGAGAGACTATATCTCACAGCACGAAAAAGTAATCGCTGAGTTTTTTGCTTGTGGCGATGGGGTCATTTTTCGCCCCCACCCTTATTGGACGGACAATGAGAATAAGCGTGAATATGATGAGGAGATAGGCTGTTATTCAACTTTTGAGAAAGCGCTGAACGCGGTTCGTGCTGAAGACCCCGAACTTGAGATTCGCAAAATTGAAATGCGTAAAGGTAAAATCGACGAAAATTTTAGCGAGCATGAATCGGCGTTATTCAATTCCAATGGCGAATTGATTAACATTTGGTATTTTAAGGGAATGCCAAAAGAAGAGCTAACGGATATTTTTATTCATCTCCCGGTTCCTTTTGAGAAGGGTGATATAGTTACAGATGACGATGGCAGTCCGTGTGTGTTAGTCTGTCTTCCAATTTGGGACAAAACCTCTTACGAAGAACTCACGTCAGGGCGCGATGGAGACGGCACAGATCAATCTGGGCTTGCCTTTAATTTTAAAGAGGATACTCCAGACGGAGGCTCTTTTGATCACAGTCATCCATGCACATACTATCTTGAGTACTATAAAAAGGAACTGCATGGGCGCGACAGGTTCTTGAAGGCTTTTAGTCAGTATATTAAAACGAGAGATCAGAATAATCCAGGGAGTCCAGCCGTATTGTTGATCGAAGCATTTAGAAAATACCAGTCCGAGGCAGAAGCAAAGAGACTGGCAAACATTTGGGACGACTGGATTCACCACTCCTTATAAAAAACCATAAACATATCAACCGAAATTCGATATAATCTTTTTTAACCCCATTTCCTATATAGGAGAAAGACATGAATCCCGATAATTATCTCGGTAAACTCGGCAAGGATAAAATCACCAACTTTGAAGGTATTATCGTTGCCCATATAACGCACCTCTTCGGCTGCGCAACTTTAGGTTTGGCGCCGCAGAAAACCAAGGACGACGGCAATCTGCTCAGCACGCAATATTTTGACATTGGTCGGGTTGAGATCATCGGTTCAGGCATTACGCCCGAAGAAGTGGCCGCGCCCGACGGGAAGACCGGCTGCGATGGACGTGAGGTTCCGGTGACAGTCAGGTAGTCAGTCAGATGCGCGATACGCAAAAGAACTGCGAAGACTGCAAGTGGTATTACTACCGATTGCCCATCAGCCTGAATTCCAAACGCAGTTGCAAAGCCCCGGTCGATCAAAATGGAGTCAAGCCAAAAGATGACGGGACATGTTCGTATTTTAAGAAACGCGAAGACTGAGGAGTACCCAATGAAAATCGAACTTCAATATGGCAGGCATAAGTGTATAAAAGTGGAGACAGAGGATATAAACATAGCGATAGAGACAGTATGCGAACTTCTATATATTGAGCGTCTCAATAAAATTAACCCACAACGTTTGAATTCCTATCGTGCGACTCGCACGCAATTCAAAGAATTTTTATTCCAGGTGCCCCATGAAGCTACCCGTTGACGAAGTTTGTGAAATCGTCCAACTGAAAGACGAAGATGGTGACGAGGAAGACTATGTGGTTCTTGAGGATTTTGAGTTTGAGAACCGCCGCTTTGTGATTATGGCTTTACTTGATGATTTTGATGATGCAGAAGAAGATGACGAGGAAGAAGATGACGAGGAAGACAAAGAAGAATGCGACTGCGTGATATACGAATTCAAAAACGAAGAATATGAAGCCGTGGAGGACGAAGAGCTTCTGCGGCGTATCTCGGAATTTATGGCTACGCCGGAGGGTCAGAATGTGTAAATGTATAACCACAGCTCTTGACAACAGAAACCTAAAGGACGACTACGTTTGGCGCTATAACGAAGACAAAAAGTGCTTTGAACTTCTTTACCAACAGGTCGCTGTAGCTCTGATAAGCATCGACCCTCAAGGCATTGACGGTATAGAGATTGAATTCCACGGCTATACTTCACTGCTCGGCATTTATCTTGAACATGAGGAAAGCGACCTCGATAAAATAGCGACATCGCTCGAAAGACTTGTCGGCGCGAATAATGATAAGTTTGAACCGCACTCCGTGACGATACATGAAGAACGATTGAGAACCGTTCAAATAACAGCGGCCTCAAAAGAGGAAGTGCTTAACACGGTTCGCCATTTATATGCTTCGGGCCGGATAAATTTATGCGACGACACTTGGATTGATACTGACAGAGTGGTTTTAATATGACAAGAATGGAAGGCGGATGGGTTTGCCCTAAAGGTTATAGATGTTACGCAAAAGGTAAGGGGCTTCATTCTTCTATTGAGGACGAGGATGATGGGGACGATGGGGGGATCGGTATTTGTGATGGCTGCCCGATGGTTAAAGCGGACGGTACATTCTATACCAACGACGAATATTATGGTTACAATGATGACGCATTTGACACTTTAGCCAAGATTCTGGTTCGTATTTTAAAATACCCGCCCGGACTCATTGGGCTTGATGGTTGTCCATCAATCATCTTTCCAAGCGACTATTCATGCCCCCATAGAAACGGTTTTGAATGCCTCACGGAGATTGAGCGCTTTGAATGCTGGAAAACCTTCGCGTTCCAAAAAGCGCTGAGAATCAGACAGGGGAGGACTAGTGTATGAGCGACAAACCACTCGCGTACGCATCAACCATAAAAGCGCTCGATCCAATACCCGACAAAGACAGAATCGTGTTGGCGACATTTGAGGAACACAACTGGCGTGTAATCACCGAAAAAGGCAAGTTCAAACCAGGTGACTTGTGCGTCTATATTGAAACCGACTCAATTCTTCCAATCAAAGACCACTTCAAGTTTCTTGAGAAGAGATGCTTCTCGACAAAGTACAACGGTTACAGAATCAAGACCATGAGAATGGGCGGAGTGTATTCGGAAGGAATTGTCTTTGCGTTTGAGGATATTGGGCTGAAGCCGATTAAAAGCTCCGACCTGACAAAGGCCATTGGTATTCGGAGGATTGAGGAAGATGTTCTCATTGTGAGAAAGAACCAGGGCAAGGACAGGCTTGTCAATTGGTTCTGGCGCTTCCTCTACAAATATTTTGGATATACGAAAAACAGACACGGTTTCTTTGTAGGCGACTTTCCGGGATACTGCCAGAAGACTGACGAGACGCAGGCGCAGTCAATCCCGAATCTGTTCGAGGAGATGCAGGAGCGCAAGGTCTATGCCACCGTAAAAATGGATGGCATGTCAACGACCTTTGCCCTGCACGATGGAATTTTTACAGTAAGCTCCAGGAACAAAATGCTGTATCGGGAAAAGATTGAGAAAGCCAGAAAGGAACTGAATCCCCAGACCGCGCCGAAGTATTTCGACGGCCAGCCGCAGATATATGTGGCCGCCCTGCACGACATCGCGAACAAAATTGAGCCTGAGACGGCCATCCAGGGAGAGTGCTGCGGCCCCAAGATTCAAGGGAACAAGATGGGGCTTAACGTTCCTGAGCTGTATGTTTTCTCAAAATTCTCCATTGAGCGTCAGCGGTATTATGCGTGGGAACATGTGGAGAAGCTGGATCTTCCGAAAGTGCCGTTTATCAGAACTCTTGTGTTTGAGTTTAAGAATATTCAGGAGCTTGAAAAGTTTGCCGAAGCGCAGACCTATCAAAACAAGACCCCCGCCGAAGGAGTTGTATTCCGGGCATGGTGCCCGAATGCTGAGTTCATGCCGCCGCCAAAGCGAGGCATGTGCGCGATGGAGTCTTTCAAGATAATCAACCCCAAGTTCAAGTTGAAGTATCAGGATTGAGCGGGATAGCCAAAATATTTTTAGCGGTTCGCGGTAAAAATTGTGATTGACATAATTCTGGCCTCGATATAATAAAATATCCCGATCTTTCAAAGATCACAATTTAATCCGGTACAATTCGCGTACCAACAAATAAGGAGTGTATGACATGGGACATTTGTCCGATAATACTATCGCTACCGCCGGCATAATAAAAGAATGCCAACGGCTTTTAAAAACTCTCATCAACGAACAATCATGGGAAGAGCTTGAGAACGAGACAATCTGCATCAAGATTGGCAAGATCGGCCAGAATTTTCCCAAAGGTAAAATTGCGGTCGATATGATTCGCGCCGCGGGGAATTTGTTAGCCAAGCGAGAAGAAGAGATAGAAAACATCATCAAGACGGAAGTCAACCAAGCGAAGTAAAATCCCCGCCCCTTAAAAGGGACGGCTCTTTTAATCTGCCATATTTTTGGGTGGCCGTAGGCTTACCTGATAGCGGGAGGACATATGAATCTTATAACAGAACTTAAAAAAGAAATAGCCGGCGCTGAAAGCCGCAAACGCAAGAGAGCGAGAATCAGCGTTGACCGGCTGAAGCGGATCGTCAAAGAACTCGAAGGCGGAGAGTGCACCGAAGAAAGAGCCGGTTTAAGTTTGCAAAAAGAAAACGAGAGCTTGCGCCGAACACTTGGCATGACGGGCGATTATATTAAAAAGCTGTTGGGGGGCGATGCTTCGTCCCAATACCCCGCATGGGAAGGGATGATCCCTTCAATCCGCCGGACAATCAAAACCGTTACCGGCAGCGATATTGATTAATGGAGAGGAAATGCAAATTACTTTAAAGGATTTGGAAGTTCCATCAGGCAGAGCGTGCAGAAAGTACGATAAATACACAGGAAAGAAGCTCCAGGAATGCTTGTATTTTGCATCTGGTAGCTGCGATTTGTTTGGTGGGACTACTCCTTTAGACAGTTGCCTTAAACAAGACGAATGTCTCAAAGCGTGTGAGGTCGGTTACGATGACGGACGGATAACAAAAATCATCTTTGTCGGAACTGTACCGGATGGAGAACATTGCAGGATTTACAGTGAAGACAGCGGACGTATAGAGAAAGAGTGCCGTTTTCTTTCTTGTTGCACAAAATGTTCGCTGCACAATATCAGTATACGAAAAGACGGTTTCGGAGCGGAATTTATAAAATGCCAGGAGTGCATAAGGGCAGGCGCATGATTGTAGAAAACCTTCGCGAGGATATTGCCGACGCCATTTCACAAGGTACGTATGAAGTCAAAATTAGCGTGGACGTTTTAACCGGATTGCTTGATCTTTTAGACAAATTGACGGACGAGAAAACCTTGTTATACGCGGAAACGCTCACGCTTAAAGCAGAGCTTAAAGACGCGTGGTATCAGTGCAATACGGAACGCGAAGCACGTGCTCAATTGAGAGATTCGATGGCTAGGATTCGCGAAATTTTGTTGGAGGGAAAATGGCTAACTTAGTAGAGTGGATACAAGGCTGGATACAAGACACACCAGGCGAATCAATCATCGGTATCGCTATAGGCGAGGATTTTTATTCCAGTGCTCGCAAATGCCCTGAAGATAAATTGGGCATGGTGTTGCCGCCGGAAGAAGCGCTACCGTTGCTGGACTATGAGTTTTTGCCTGACTATAACGGGCACGGCTGTAACCCCGTTTACGTTTGGACTCAGAATTACATTCTGGCTATAAGCGAATACGACGGCTCAGTAGGGACAGTCATTATCCCCCGCAATCCGACTATGTGTAAGGTCGACTACATTTGAATCCTCCCCTCCCTAAAGGCAGGGGTATCTGCGCTAAGGAGAAAAAGTGATGACGCAACCTGACGAAGTAAAAGTGTTGATAGCAGAAAGAAATTGGTTGGCGGAGAAACTGGCGGACATCGCAGAAACGGGTTGGAGTTGCGAAACACACTGTCCAATTTTTATGCTATGCGACGACACCAATGATAGTTGCCCCGCCGAAACTGTGGCGTTTTGGCTTAGATACGCTAAAGCATGGGAGGACGAAAATGAATGACTGGATACTCATGAAATACGGACCGCTTAACGACAGGTTGATTCTGTATTGCCTACGTTGCGGGGACGAAATCGAGGTAAGGCTGCCGCTGTCTGTTACTACCCTGTCCATACTCGCTGAAGGCTATAAGGGCAGACATAAGGACTGCAAAGGTGGAGAGAATGACTGCGGAAAAGAACTGGCTGGCCGAAATAGTAACGAGCTGCATAAGACAAACCTGTAGCTCAGGAAAGCCGAGGAGGCAAAATGAACAGACGACTCAAAATATCAGCAGATACTCCGCGTAAAGTCACAAACGAGGGTATTAATCATGGCAAATGGTATGTGCGAATAGTTTTCGAGGACGACCATGAAAACTCTGTGGCGACAAAATTTTGCGAGACACGCAAAGAGGCGGTCGCTTGGGCGCAGGAGTATCTACAACGAAACCGGAGGATTAATATATGCCAAAGTCATTTGGAGTCTCCCCAATAACCGGACAAATTTTTATGGGTACATCCAAACCTGTAGAATCCGATCCCCACGCCCGCGTATGGATTGGCGACAAGCAGGACGTAACCGATGAGGTAATCAAGGCAGTGTTTGAGTGGTTCATGTTCCAGGCGAAAGATTCTGGTAGGCATTCCATCAGATACGGACGTCTCGGTGATTTGACATACACCGCGCATATAGAGGAGGCAAAGTGAAATTTCCGAAATTCGCAATAATTGAAGATGAGACCCCACTGATTTTTTACGACGGCAATAGCGACGGTGTGATTTACTACAAATTAAATTGGGACGCCTGGGCTTGTGCCGGCCCCGTTATGTTTGCTTGTTTGGCTTTTGCATTCGTAATTCCAGTCCTAATTTTGTTCCGGCAATTGAGAAAAAGGTTTAGGCGATGGCGCAGCAATTAATAAATATAGTTCTATACCGCTGTCCGATTACGCAGGAGATATGCTTGGGTCGAGACTGCAAATGGTGGGATATTGTGTTTGGCCGCTGCGGATACAGAGGTACACCTTGAGCGACCAACGCAAAGATTATTATCGCGAACACAGGCAGAAGAACAGAGAGAGGCTGCGAGAATACTTCGCGGAGGTGCGCGAAGAGTGCAAAGCCCTTGGGTTATGCCAGAGGTGCCGGAAACAGGATGCGCGTCCGGGGCGGCTTACATGCTCTGATTGCGCCGAAAAGATGAAGAAGACAAACGCCGGGCAATATGCCCGCGCCAAAAGCGAGGGCGTGTGTCTTGCATGTCGCAAAGCCAAACCAGTGCGCGGCATAAAATACTGCCACAAATGCAGAGAAGCCAAGACCAAGTATTCCCGCCAATACCGCCGCGACATTCGTCTGCTCGGCAAAATCACGTCAATTGACGGAGAAAATGTCTGATGGTTTTAGCTATAATCCATCAAGACGTAGCACGCGAGATATTTTGCAGACATATAAACAAACCATGCACAGCGCCTGATTGCTGTTTATGGGGGGAGATACCCAACTTCCTATCCAATGAGCACGGCTACTGCGTTTTAGGAGTTGAACCATATGCGATACAAGAGCGAAGAAATCGGTCAGATAGATGATGGTTACCGTCAGTCTTTGTTTGTCTACAAGATTGAGCCAAAGAAGCGAAGAATCCTTGCAAGGTTGAGTAATGATAATCACTTGCCTGCCTACCATAAGATAAAGGAAGAACCCGGCGACCTATTTGTGGAAGTCGGTGATAAAAAATGGTATCTCAGCACGTTAATACCAAAGAGTCCCGTGACATGGAGCAAACTGAGCAATATGCTTCATCAGGTCGTAGACGCAAACAACTATATCCTCACTATGACAATGGAAGATGGACAAAAGTGGTGTTTATACAAATGAGCAAAGTAATAGCCATATTTTCTATGGATAAAAAACCGGAACATTGTGATAAATGCCCGTTCAACAACCTAGGCCATTTGGAGTGCCAATGGCACGGAGAAGAAGCCCCTCATCCTCCAATGCCTCTGATTTTTAAAAAGAGTCAAAACTGCTTCGTTATTTGGAAGGACAAAAAATGACCGTTAAGAAGCCCACTACTAAGAAAACCCCTACTAAGAAAACCACAACCAGTAAGAAAGCCCCGAAACCAGCTACTACCGAGAAAGCTCCGATTATAGTAAAAGGCTATAAAGGTTTTGACAAAGATTTAAAATGCCGCGATAAACAATACGCTTTAAAAGCGACATTTGAGGAACCGGAAGCCGATTTGTGCCGAACCGGAATTCATTTTTGTGAACACCCTCTGGATTGCTTCAGATACTACGAGCCTGGAATGCAAAGCAGATATGCTGAAGTCGAGGCCGAAGATCCCACAGAGCAAAAAGATGGCGATAGTAAACGTGTAACCAAAAAGATTGCTATAGGCGTTGAATTATCGCTGAAATCCTTAATTGATGCCGCAATAAAATTCACCTTTGACAGAGTTACCTATAGCGGCGACTCTCAGGCAACAGGAAACCAAGGTGCCGCCAGCGCAACAGGAGACTACGGTGCCGCCAGCGCAACAGGAGACTACGGTGCCGCCAGCGCAACAGGAGACTACGGTGCCGCCAGCGCAACAGGAGACTACGGTGCC